GCAACGCCTTTTGACGCCGTCATTTGAAGTTTAGAGCGCCAGTGCTCAAACTCTTCGTCTACCTTGACTCCTGAATCCACCCATTTAATTAAACCTCGCCCATGAGCCTCGCCTAAATATCCTTCGTGTACACTATCACGGCCTGAATCAAAGAAAATTGGGCGCAACTCTTCTGGTAGCTTGGTAAATTCCTGAATTTTTCCATTATCATACATCATCATGCTTGCTGTCATTTCAAACATAAAATCTTTTTCGCATACAGCATGCAATCCGAGGGATTCAGGTTTCTTGGGGTTTTTAAAGCTAGTTTTCTCTCTGGCGCGTAAACATACAATGATATGCATATTGCTCTGCAAAAGAGCGCTCATGAATTTTTTATGCTCAGACTTGGCTCGCTTCCAGTCTGCCATTGCCTTACCCTGCAATAGTGGTTGCTCTGCAATATCATTGCATCCGCCTTCACCTTCCCATTCGTGAGATCCTGAATCAATAACCAGAACCTTAACGCCTGCCTCCTGAAATTCCTCGATAGCCTGGCGGTAACGGGCAGGGCTAAATGGCGCATACAGATCAGCGTGCATAAATGGACCATCAAGCTCTCCAGAATAAAGCCTGCCGCGACCATTTTCAGAGTCAAGAAATCCAATTTCTTCTGGTTTATTAACCATGCCTCGAGCCATCTTTAGTGCCGTAAGTGTCTTACCGCTACCAGACTGCCCAGAGATGCCAATCACTACGCGAGAACCAGAACGCTCTGCTGACTTAATGTTTAAAATGCCCATCACTTCACCTCATTTACTATAAATTACAGGTTAAATTGCTTTTTGAACCATTCTGGCGTTTCCATTTCGATGACCGGATTACCCATTGAGTAGCCAGGCCATGAATTGGCTTTTTTGCATGCCTTATAGATTTCCATCGCGCTTCGCAGCTGAATGCGACCAATGCGTAACTGCTCATCCGTCAGACGAATCAATGCAGGGATGAATGGAGATTTTTTCTCCTGCACTAGAAGGTTTACCGAGCGAGGTGCATGCCCATAAGCCTCGACAAACATATCGTGCTGCATTGTCATTTTCATGAAGTAGCCGAGTCGTGCTGCATGGCGAAAAAACTCATCAGGCTTGGCGCTCACCGCTGTTTTGTAGTCGATGATGTCGCCACCTCGAGTAAGGCAGTCAAAGCGTACCTTTGATGGTTCTCCAAGCAACTGACCGAGAATTGACACCTCGGAATAAGCACCAGAAAGCAGGCTGCTGTAATAGCTGTTTGCATGGATTACGGCGCGCATCTGCATGATTGCGTCATAATCATCGCCTTCCAGCAAAATTCTGCCTTTCGCATTGAGTTCAGCAAATAGGCGCTCTTCATCATAGATTCTAACTGGCTCTCCAGTTGAACGGATGATTTTAATCACCTCAGCCTTTGTCTTGCCAGAAAGACCTTTGATGCCGCGCTCTTTTGCCCATGAGTTCATATCGCTCACAGTAACAAGAAGTTCCGCGCCGAAATCCTCTTTCGTCGGCATGCGTGCATATTCTGCTTCGAAGCGCTCAGGCTCAAGCAGTGCGGTATGGCTACCGGTGCCGAAGACAAGAGCCTTTGATTGCTCATCTTCTTCGTCTTTGTAGCGCCACGCTGCTGGGCATCTGTCATACAGATTCCACAGGCCAGAGCCGTTGATGTGCTCTGTGTCAGCATGATATTGGTCATTACTGAGTTCGTTGTTCAGGTAGACTTTCATTGCATCTCCTCAACATCTCGCCAGTCCATGTTAGAGTTATTTTGTCCGTAAACACCACCGTAAAAATAATTATCTCCAGGCCAAACGATATTTCCGCCATAGTAACCGTTAGAATCATTGCGGTAGTCGATTATCATTTCGCCTTTATCGGTGATGATTTTAGCCCCGTAGTATTGGACAAAATCGCAACCAGGCATATCACCAAGGTCAGGCATATCTAAATCCTGGCACTCAATTATTGTAAATGGCAGACCAAGCGCTGGCATCTCTACAGACTCAATCCACGTGTATGAGCAGCAATCAGCGTCAACCATAACAACTAATTGCTCTCCATCATCAGAGACAAAAAGCATCGCCTCTTTGTCTTCTGCAATTTTCACTTCAATAATTTTCTTACCAATAAGTAAGTTTTCCATCTTCATCACCTCACCATTTATCGTTAAATCAATCTACATCAAACCACGTCATTCATCAAGCCCAAAATAGAATAACGTCGCTCTTTTTAGCTCCTCAAGGCCATAAGCAATAGCGCCAAAGTGACCCTCTGCAATGGCGCACTCCAGAACCTCAATCTGCGATGGCGATACTTTTGATTTTGTCTTATCACGCCTCTTCAGTTCAATCAGGCCGCATTTATGATTAACACCGTGGGTTAGTATCACGTTGTCGCTTACACCGCTCCTGACCCCCATTTTACGGCGTTTTTCGATGAACTGCGGCCCACTCTTTGTTCCAGTCTCGTTAGGCACATGAAACCACAGGACTTCAGGGAATCGGTATTGCATCCAAATACCATAGGCCATCTGGTCAGTTTCCTCCCTTGGACACTCCCCGCGATAACCGCTATCAAATACCCATATTCCACTATCAAGCTGCTTCAATTTTTTCTCCTTAAAATTCTTTTCTGTGGATTATGTCGCGGCCTTTATCGTTAAAACGATGCGTTATGCGCTTTGGCGCGCGGATAAGACCAGTGAACGCCATGAATGCTTTTGCGTTGTGGCAATTCATGAGGTTATCAATCATATTCCTGTCTGATACGTGGTTTAGTAATCCTTTAATCTTAAACTGATTTTTAAGGTACTTCTCCTGCCTGCCAAATGGATAGAACACCTCACCGGCCCAGCCATCTTTGCCGTTTTCTTTCGTGATGAAGTAACGATAGACAACGCCCTTCTCATCTTTCGTTAGCTCAATCTTGAAATCCTTGACTTCAGTCCATTCATTATCCGTATAAGCACGCTCATTAAGCGCCGCATTTGGGTCGCGTAAAACGTGATCGCATTGACGGCAATAACGAGCTGTCGGGTCGTTCTTTGTGCCGCAACCATCATCAAAAATACGGATGCCGTGCTTGTCGAAACCACAGCGAATGAAGCTGAAAAACTCTTCGCATCGTCCATCTGGCGATGTTGCATCTTTACCAATGCATCGCCGTGCGTATGGGCTGTTCATCGTCTGGCATTTAGGGCATGGAACCTGCTCTCCGCTGCGCTTGGCGCGTTGTGCTTCTGCTTCCTCAAGAATAGGGTCTTCATACAGGCCACCAAGTTCGAACATGGTTCCGGTAAAGTCAAGGCAAAGATGGTTTTCTTTCACCAGGCCTGCGGCAATCTGGTCTGGCTTCAACAGGCGCATCGGTCTGCCTAGCAACTGCGTCAGAAGCGTCAGGGACATTATTTTTCTCAGAATGACAGACGTATCCCAATATGGGATGTTGACACCAGTCGTCAGGCAACCGATTTGCAGCGTGTATTTTTTGCGCCCGGTTGCCGCATCTTTCAGAGCTTTCCGTCTGGCTTTCTGCCCCATATCCTCGGTAACAATGGAATAACTGCCTTCTGGTAAATATTTTGCAGCCTCCTTGCAATGTTTTTTACCTGCGCAGGTAATGAGTACACCAAGTCTGTCGCGCGTAAGCTCCATGACTTTGAGCATTATTTTTTGCGTCAATGTACCCTGCTTGAGGATTTCTTCCTGCATCTCTTTTAGCTGGCTATCAGTAAAGTCCTGCACGCCGTCAACTTCACTACTGGCAAACTCATGCAGATCGTATTGCAAGTCCTCGATATCCTGGCCGCCGAAAATTGTCGGAACCAGAAATCCAAGATCGACAAGGTATTTTGTGCTGATGTTGACAATTTCATGTTTCCAGTAAGCCCCTTTTATCGACTCAACGCCGCGAAATGGGCTGCCGGTGTAGCCGATGACAATCACCTCATGCCCATACTTCGCTTTACAGCGCCGGTTAAGTTCATTCATAATGACACCGTACTGCGTCTCTGGCTGCTCTGATATTATGTCCTGCCAGTTAACCTGATGGCATTCATCGACAAGGATGTAGCGAGGGGAAAAGTCTGATAGCAGTGATTTCGTCACGGTGCCATCATCGGCTGTCTTATCAAAAAGACCATTTATTATTGTGCCCTCCGTTCCCGCTATAAGCGGATAGGCATATGCTTTACGCCCAAGTGAAGCGCTAAACAGAGAGTTTTTTACGCTCAGGTTCCAAAGCTCCTCAGCATCCTGCTCAATAATTTCGCCTTGCCTTGCGATGACAAGCCCCTCCCACCCCATATCCTGAAACCGACGGGCAATCATGGCTATCATGATGGTCTTGCCAGCGCCAACCGACGCGGTAACATAACTTGGCTTGGGCTGCTTACCAAACTTGCGGATAACTTCCGCTGTCTTTTCATATACCAGCCACTGATAGGGGCGCGGTTCAATTTCCCCGGTATGGATGCTGGCTCGCAGCTTATCCATATCCAGCTCAGCAATCATTGCATCAATTTTTTGCATTTTGAATCACCAAATTATTTCAATCGACCAAAATCTTTGTGGTATTTTTTAGATGCTATTGCATACGCCCTTGCGGCTGCTTCTTTTGTGGCATGCCTTCCAAGCCATATTTTTTTATTATTAACCCATATCCAGCAAGTCCATCTACCTGTCTGCTTGCAAAAACCTACACCTTTCACTCCTGATGTGTTGTGTTTTGGGGTTCTCATGTTTCTAACATTTTCGTTAAAGTTTGCCTCTCTAAGGTTTTCTATTTTGTTGTTTAAAGGATTCCCATCGATATGGTCTATTATTAACTCAGGCCAATGACCATGCACTAACGCCCATATTATTCTATGAACCTTTATATCAAAGCCTAAAAAACCAACCTGAAGATATCCACTTACAGTCTTTGAGCCTGCAATGGCACCACGTTTCACCCTGTTTGTTGTTGTTCTTTTCCATATGAGATTTATTCCGTCATATGAAAAATACTCACGTAGCATGGATAATGGTATTGACCTCTCTTTTGACTTCATCAATTCGAAATCATTCACTTTACGTTACCCTCATTCAGTGTTACGCTTAAAGCATACAAACAGTAACAGATGGAGTCAACATGTTTTATTGGGAAGATATACGACAAAGGATGATTGGCAACTGGGAGGCCGCGCTACTCTCAATAGTGAATATTGACAGGAATGTTTTTACTGGGAAGCATCAGCCATGCCCTCATTGCATGGGTAAGGATAGGTTTAGGTGGGATAACAACTTCGAAACAAAAGGTGACGGCGGCGCCATCTGCAACCAGTGCGGAAACGGGAGCGGCATCACCTGGTTAATGAAGCTGTCAGGAATGACTTTCCCAGAGTCAATGGAGGCACTGGCCGGATTTCTCAACATGCACCCACGCGAAAAACTTGAGGCTATTAAAAAGCAACTGCCGAAGGTCAATCATGCTTCTGACTATCTGACAGAGGCAGAAGTGGCGGCCATCATGGAAAAAGCAGGCGGCGACACCATAACCGGCAAAACCGGTGAACTGGTGGCGATACCGCTCTATATGGCTGGAACCATGACGCCATGCAATGTAGCTTTTCTGGCAGACGATGAAAGCGTGTCATTTCGCGCGGGTTTTAGCCATGAGTACACTCGCGGAAGACTTACGCGAGGCGCGGTGACACTGATTGGTGAAAAAACAGAGTGGACATACCTAGTTGCGGATTACTTCGATGCCTGGCGAGCACACAGGCTTACCGGCGCACATGTCTGGTGTTGCTGGTCTCCTGAGAATATGTGGGAAGTTGTGCGCAATGTGAGCGATGAGCAGCGAGCCAAACTACGCTGCATCATTAATAATAATTTCGATGAGGTATGCGCCGCCGAGAATGCAGGTCTTCCGATACTGATTACTGATGATGGTCATGATATCCGTTATAGCAGTGCCATCAGGAAAAGGCTGTATAAACCAGAAGAACTATTTGAAGCACTAAAAAACAAACCCTCCTGATGGAGGGATTTTGTTTATGGTTTTTCTGGTACTGGCATCCAGTGAGTAACATCAATTGTTACCATGTTGTCAAGAACTCCATCAGAGTCGATGCTGCACCAAGATACATCCTGAAACCAGTGTCCTTGAAGATAAACTCCATGTAGTGGCTCATCATATTTTGGATAAAAAATTACTTTTGTATTTTCCTCTGGTAATTTTTCACTACATTTAATCCATTTATTTTTCATCTCCAACCTCTCTGTGCCGCCATATTCATGCCGATACCCTCAACAATCTGAGAGAATTTAATGCTCATTTTTGTCGACTCAAACTTGCTCGCATCGTTAATCCAGTAACCGCAACCGACAGCATCAATAGCTCTTGACTCCATCAATGCCTGCATTACTGGCGTGATAAGTGTTTTTGCGCCGAAATTAAAATCCTCTCCATTGGTACGAGCAATAGCTTCTGCCAGTCCTTTTAGCGACTTGGTTTTAACTACACGCTGAATTATGCTTGACTGAGGCATTGAATCATCGCGTGTTCTACCAGACAGCACGTTTTCAATGCGGTTTTTAATCTCGTTCCATCGCGCCATAGTACCAAGTTCCTCCTGGCTCTCATTCACTTTAAGCATGCTCATCACGTCAGTAAGGCTTTCGCATACAAAGCAAAAAGCCCACATGAGCATGGATTCTGTAATGACTCCTTTATTACCAGCAGAAAGCGCTGTTGCAACCTTTTCCACTTGCTCAAATGAACGTGATATTACAGCTCCTAGCGCAACATCATTCCGCAACTCCTCAAAACGATCGTCAAGAGATTCAGCAAGTTGCTCAACCATTGTATCTTCGTACCTCGCCACGGTTGGCGCTGATTTCTCTATCTGTTTCATCTTCTCGATAAGCGATGGCGGCGTCTTGTGACCGAATCTTTTTGCTTTCCTTGCTCGGCCATCTTTTCCTTTTATGAATATCGCACGACCAATAAGGCCGGTGCCAATGTTTTCAGAGCAGATGATGCTTGCCAGCTTTTCAGGCGTTGAGAAGCACATCATTGAAAATATAGGGTCTTCTATCCCGTTCTGGATGGGCCATAAAATCTCTCTTTCGAGTTGCATTTCACGGCGACGATACTCGGTCTCAACAATGCCTTTATCCTTAACTTCTGCTCGCAGTTTTTTTAACTCCTTCTCCAGCAACTCCTTCGCATTAATGGCATCAAGGTCAGAGAATTTTTTCAGGCGGTCTGAATAGATTGAGAGAATTTCAGAGCCAAGCTCTGCCATATAGGTGGCGCCATTCTTTTGTGACATCACGCCAAAAAGGCCATGGCATTCATCAATAATAAATGTTGCCACTCCTTCGTGGTTTATCAGTGTGCGCCCGATATCTTTTGATGATGCTATGCGGCCAAAAACGTGCTGACCTTTGTCGATATCGCGGGCGATCATCTTGAAGTGACTTTGAGAACGGTCTTTGCCGCCGGCAGAATCAGCAATGCAGATGGTCAGCAAGTTTCCTTTCATGCCGCTCGGAGTTTTAATTTTACCTTTGCTGGCAATGACCAGTTCATGCAGTGCTGCCACAGCGCGCAACCTTGGCTGTTCTCGCACCTCACCAGCGGCGATGTCTTCAGCTATCTCACCAGCAAGCCCTGGCGGCTTGGTGATGTCGTACCAGGAATCTTTTTTGATGTCTGCTGTAAGGTCGTAAATGGTCTTTATTGCCATCATTGGATCCTTCTGATGGTGAGGATTTCTTTATGGTTGTCAAAACGTGTGATGAACATCATGCCAGCATCCTTTGAAACTTTGGAAAGGTTCATCCTGAATCTTGCTATGTCCATGCCAACTATCTCGCTTGACGGCAAGAGCTTAACTTCATTGACATTAATGCCAGATACGTGATGGTAAACGTGAGCCAAATCGCTGCCAGTTCTGTACATAACTCCTCCTTATTTTTGGTGATTATAATATATTAAATAAATCGGCGCAACAGTGTTTCTTCCTGTGCTCGCATCCAATTTTTGGTTGAAATAGATAAAGATGGATAAGTGTTTGGATAAGTTTTTTTACATACTATGTATATGTATTTACTACTATTATTATCAATAGATAGTAGTATTTATCCAATTCAACCCATTTTTTGCTTTGCGCAAATTTTAGCGAAAAAAAATGCATCAAAAATTTTCTACTTTTCTCTCATGGTGAAGGTTTAAGTGATAAATGGTTGAACATTGCATAAGTTAATGAAATTACATGGTTATTTATGGTTAAACCAAAAAAAATCTTGGGTTAAATGGGTTGAGCATGGTCTATATATATCAACAACTTGCAAAATTGATAACCGTAAGTGATTACTAACTAAATTTTATTTTCACCATCATATTGACGTAGATTTAGCGCAGTCGTATAGTTACCACACCAACAACAAAGAGGTGATGAAAATGACCAAAGCAATCTACACGCGCACTCAACTTGAACCAGAAATGGGCGCAGTGAAGGCGCAGAATTTTATGATGGCGCAGGCAATGCATGCATACAGCAACGGTAAGCGCGTATGTCGCGTTTTTAGTGGCGAAGGCAAGCACAGAACACTTGAGCAGGTTATCGTGTCATCTGGTGGAAAATAAACCGGTTTAGCAACGATGAATAAATTACTGGCAGTGGTTTTACTGGTTATCGCTAACGCGGCAAGCGCTGAGACTATATGGGTCACAAAGTATGCACTGACCCGTGGCATTCAGAAGTACGAAAGCGCACAGCTATTTGCAGATGGTCAGGTTGCCGTAGTTGGCGATGTTTACTTTAAACGTGGTGAATACTGGCTTGATGAGCAACAGGCAAAAGAGCATGCAGAAACTTTGCGGCAACGTCGTGTATCTGCATTGATGCGTGAGCTTGAGCGTTTACAGGCGGTTAAGTAAAGAATACTTGTGAGGTGTGTGATGACAAGCAAAAAGAAGGTAGCAGACAAGAAATTTCAGGATGCAATGCAGGCAGTGCATGCTGCTGGCGAGGACAGGGTGAACTATTGCCTTAGTTTTATTCTAGGGTATCTTGAAAGCACCGGCAAAACAGAAATGCTTCACGAATGGGATGATGCTTGTATGCGAATCAAGTTATCTTCTGGCGAGCAAATTCATTAACAGAGAGCATAAAAATGACTATAAATATTAACGAAGTTCAGGAAATTATTAAAAACCTTGAGAGCAGTGGTGAACTCTCAATTAAAGAGGAAAAATACCTCAAGGTTGCAAAGCTGTGCGTTCAGCTGGCTGCGGAGAATGTAGGCATGGATGGATTCGTCGAAGAGATGCTCGCTATCGCATGGCAGGGAGGTTTCACTGATGGCTCCGATATTCAGGAGTTAGCCCTGAAGCATGGCCTTATTAGGCAAGAAGTATATTGCGCTGATAAGCACGAAAACTGCGTGTACGACCCAGGCAATTTCGATGATGGTGATGCGGTTTACTTCCGCATGGAACCCTCTACCACCGATCGCATCGTAGCCGGGATTAAGGCTGATGGGGTAGAGGAGTTCGCTTCGTATATTTCGCTCTACAATAGCAACGCGGAGCGCCATGCCATTGATTTTGCCAAGCAACTGCGCGAGGGAGTCAATCATGACTGATATCACCGAACTGGCGCTGAACCTGAAAGCGGCAGCAGAGAAAGCAAAACATGCAGGGGAGGCTCCGATAATGTCTTTCGATGCTCGAATCTCAGCGCTTAGCGAATACCAGATTACGGCATGCCCAGATAATGTTCTCGCGCTGGTAGAGGCGCTGGAGAAGGCGAAGGGGATGGAAACCTACTGGAAAACTCAATGCCGTGGGATAACAGACCACTGCGAGGAGTTGCAGGCGCGCATCGCCCAGCTGGAGTCCCGCACCGTGAAGCTTCCGAAGCCACACGCCCACTTAATCTGGATTCAGGCAGGTCATGCGCCAGATGATTACTGGGATGATGTAGCGGTATCTCATAGCGAGAAAGACCGTTGCTGTGATGGCTCAGAGCGCTATCCGGTTTATGCACGCTGGGAAATTGAAGAGATGCTTACCGCCGCTGCCATCAAGGTGGAGGCTGAGTGATGCGTAAATCACCAATGGCAATTGAGATCGCTATGGCTTGTTTATCCATTTTCCGCGCAGTTGATGCTTTACATATCAAAGCGCCCTGGCATCAGGGTCGCGCGGTTTCAAATCGCCATACCGGTAAAGCAGCAGAACGCCGTAATGCCAAACGTCGCAGGAGAGCAAAGAAATGAATAATTCAATAACCAGAGAGCGCCTGGAAGAAATTGTCAGCGACCCAATGATTAATCAGGGGGGCGAGTTTGCGATGATGGCCCGCATGGCGCTGGCCGCAATGTACAGCGAGCCGGTGGCTGATGATTACTTTGCTTCTCTTGTTACTCAAGCGCGTGCGCGAGCTGACAAAGCGATGCGTAAATTCCCCCAACCTAATTACGTGTTGAATAAAGTAGCGGAAGAAAGTGGGGAAGTCATTAAAGCTGTCATTCACTACACCGAGGGGCGTGAAGAGTGGCGAAACGTTGAAGGTGAAATTATCGATAACCTGGCGATGCTTATTCGATTAGTGCAGGAAGGCGATCAGGTTATTGGTTTTACTCCGCCTACAGACTGCCGCGCCGCCATGCTCGCAGCCGCCCCGCAGTCTCCCGGCAGTGACCCTGCCACCGTGCCGGGCAAATGGATTCCGGTAATCGAGCGGTTGCCTGAATCAGATACTAGAGTGCTTCTTTATTTTTCTGATTACGATGGTCATATTGAGGACGGGTTTATTGGCGATAACGGTGATGGCCTATCCCACTACCTTTTTGATGGGGACTGTTTTGGGATAAACCCAACACACTGGCAACCTCTTCCAGCCGCCACGCGGGAGGCTAAGCCATGAAACCCTACATCATCCGCAGGCTTGTTGCCGCATCGCTGATGGCATTCTGGATTGCTGCTGCATTAGCCGTCTACTTTATCGTGAGGTGATTTATGCTGTGGAGCGATATTCAGGCGGCATGCGAAGAGGCTGACTTCCTGTATGAGGAGACAGGGAAGCATCATGCCGTCATTCAGGTTGGCAGCATGATGATGGTTGTTGAGCATAACAGCATGCTTCGGCATATGTACTCAACGACTAGGTATCAGTAATGCCACAAAAATCAAAGCAGGAGGTATGGCAGGAGGCGCAAATTGAAGGCGTCGACCACTTCATAGCAGCAATCTCCAAAGCTTTTCCTGATGCGATTGAGGTGGTTCACGTTCAAAGCAATAACTGTAATGTTTGGTGTTATGCGAAAACTGATGTACAATCATCTCATCAATCATCACCCACCACCCTTTAACCCGCTTCGGCGGGTTCTTTTTTATGGCTCATGCGACATGGTGTAGAATCTGATACAATATTCAATAACGGAAAAATAGCGGAATATTGATAGGTTTTATCTATGGCTAAAAAACTATTCAGTAGCGAAAATCAACCACAGAACAAGCGCGGGAAGGACAAGCGAAAGCTGCTTGTAGAGGCTCTTGAGCGTAAGGGATTCAGCGAGGAAAAGCTGTACGATACCATTATTGAAATGGCAATGATTGAGCGCGATACCGCAATGATGAAAGAGCTTATCGTGCGGTTCAACCCCCTACCCAAGCCTGTAGCCCCTGTGTTTGAGGTTGACTTCCCGGATGATGGCACACCGGTAGAAAAGATTGATGCAGTCATTCGTGGCATTGCATCTGGCATTATCCCAGCAGACATCGGTAAAATGTTTGCCGAAGTTATTAAGACAGGCCTTGACGTCGCCGAAGTAACAGAGCTTGCGGCACGCCTTGAACGACTGGAGAAGTTACTGGAGCAGCAGAATGTTTAAACTATCATTGTCACTAATGGTCTGCGCCATGTTCATGTTCCCCATGGGCGATAAGTCAACTGAGATTGCATTTGATATATGGGGCATCATGTTCATGATGACGGCAACAATAATTACTATTGTTGGAACTTCGCGACATGGCTCGTAAACGCCTTTCTGCACTGGCAATCGAAAAGCTGGAAGAAGCAGTTGGTAACTCCATGGAGAAGCCAGACTCTGCTGTTTTCGGCATTGTCGATAAGCTGCTTGAAGATGGAACGCCAAATGTTATCAAGCGACTTAAAATGACTCAGAATGGCGTGTCAGAGACAACTGAAGAGCCAACAATATTAATCCCTGAACGCATGGAGCTTTTGCTTTACCCGCGCCGGTTTAAGGTCTTCTATGGCGGAAGAGGAAGCGGCAAAACGGCTAACGTCGTTTCCTATCTTATCGAAAAGGCAAGATTCAGAAATTGCAGGGTTGGCTGCTTCCGGGAAATTCAGAACTCAATCAAGGAGTCCAGCTACGCCGAACTGGTCGATGAAATTAACAGGAAGGGACACGCTCAGGAATACCGGTGCGTCGATGGCGAGATAACCCACCACGGCACACGATCAAAGTTCGTGTTCAGGGGTATGTGGCGCAACATCACGGCCATTAAAGGGATGGCTGGGCTTACCGATGTGTTCTGCGAGGAGTCGGAGAACATTAGTCAGGTGTCATGGGATACACTCATCCCTACAGTTCGCGCCTCTGGCTCTGAAATTATTATTGTTTTTAACCCCAATCGGGAAACCGATCCCACGTGGACAAACTTTGTTGAGCCGTATGTGGATAAGATGGTTGATGGGATATATCAGGATGATGATATTGTCGTTGTGAACGTTAACTACATCCATAACCCCTGGTTTACCGAGGAACTTAAACAGCACATGAACCAGATGAAGGCGGTTGATTATGACCGCTATCTGTGGGTTTATGAGGGGTTATTCAACCGGCGTTCAGATGAAGCTGTGCTTGGGGGTAAATGGCAGACTCTTGATTTTGAGCCGTCGCCAGATTGGGGCGGGCCTTACTATGGTATTGACTTTGGTTTCTCGCAGGATGCTACGGCAGCAACTGAATCTTATGTCGAGGATTTGGGCGGCGGAAGAAGAAACCTGTATATCTACCGCGACTTTGCAAAGGTTGGGCTTGAGATAACCGACACGCCAGAGGCTATGCGACTGGCATTCCCGGGTTCAGAAAAATACAGATGGTATGGTGACTGCGCAAGACCAGAAACAATAAGCCATATAAAGCGCTCAGGTTTTGATATCCACCCGTGCGCAAAGTGGCCGGGAAGCATTGAGGACGGAATTACATGGCTCAGGGGTTGTGACAGGATTTTCGTTCACGAAAGATGTAAGACCGTTATTGAGGAGTTCACGCTTTACAGCTATAAGGTGGATAAGCTCACGGGAAATATACTTCCTGATATCATCGACAAGCACAACCACGCCACAGATAGTTTGCGCTATGGCCTTGGCGATCACATCGTGCAGCGCGGCTCTGGATGGATTAGGAGGAGCAGGAGATAAGAAAAGCCCTCATTAGAGGGCTGTTTTTATCCATTCCATTGGCTCTGTAAGAATCATTTTGTTTCTTTTGCTAAGATTCATAACAGCAGGAATAACCTGTATATTATTGGCGCAATGCAATCCGCTTACATATTTTGCTCTTAGTGGAATCATGTGGTCAACATGCCAATCGAAACCTATCTCCTTTGTTCTCGCTTGAGATAAAAGGTACGCCTCAGAAATAACAAATTCGTCCCATTCTGTTAATGATATTTGAGATGCCTGCCTGGACTGTGTTTTGTATTTCTTGTTTTGGTAGTTCCTTTTGCTTCTGTTTTTTTCTCTATAACTTTTGTTTAACTCTGCAATCTTTGTTGCATTATTTTTCTTATAGTTGGAGTTCTTTTTTTGTATTTTATCTTGATTTCTTCTTCTGTAATCCTGTTGAATTAACCTCAAGCAATCTACGCAACCATAACCAATGTGTCTGTCACATTGATGACCGTTCTTGCATGTCCTGCCGGTGTTGTAGAATTTAACGCCAAGGCATATAGCGTCTTTTCTTGTTTTTGGAATCTGCATCTTTCCACCCCAACAAAATCATTGCACTTTAATAAATCTACACCACCACATAATCCACGTCAACATTTATAATAAATTATTTGTAAAGCCAGCAATGAATCCCCGCATTGCGCATGGCAACATAAATCACGTCATCATTCACGACCGCCATCGCCACCCTGTCAGCGTCAATCTTCTGGTGCGATGCCATAATGTCATCATAGAAAATATCGTTAGCATGCAGCCACTCATACGCATGCTTTGCCCTCATGATAAGCACATCATGCCCGGCAGAGTAGAGTGACTTAGCCAGTGCCGCGTTACCAGCAATAGCATTTCCTTCCGCATCGCGCAGCACACCATCAAGCTCAAAAATGACACATTTCATAAGATTTCTCCGAGAGGTTTCATTTTAATCTACGCCATGCTAGAATCTACGTCAAGGCGCGTTGACATAACTACATCACCGGGGCATCATGAAGGCGTACTCATCTTTTTCGTGGGAGCAGAAGGAGAAAATATACTCACTCGCAAGAGCTGGTGTGTCCGATGAAGCCCTGTGCGAAAGGTACGATGTGGACGAGGCCATACTCCTGCGCATGTATGATGAAGTGCTGTGTGAACTACAGCGGCGCCGTGGTTACAGTGGGCTGAAGACGATTAATGATTTCTTTCGGAATGTTGATTTAATTGGTGATGGTGATGATAAAGAAAAAGCTGCAAATGAAGATGCGCAAAGCCGCAATGGAGAAGTACACGAAAAAAATTGATATTAGCTTCATTGATGGCGTTGGCATGTACAATCACGCCTGCCATCTGAATGCTGTAAATCGCGCAAGAGCAGGAAACAGCGCAGCCGTGGTTGAAGTGGTTATGATTAATGATGACTCCGTGACGGCGCATTACATCAACATGCAGGCAGATGGTAAATATGTTGATTACACCCTTGGATGGCACTGGTCAGGGGCTGATTACCGATTTGTGCGATACGTTCCATTTACTGAGTGGGGAGACATAACCAGCTCACTTGAGCGCCTAAAGGCAGAACTTTGTAATCCAGTCAGCAAATGGATGCGCGCCTTTATGTTAACTAATAACGAAATGTGTTGAGGTGATTCATGCGTGATGAAATAAAAGACCTGAGTACAAGGCTGCGTGAGCTTGAGTTCATGCAGATAATAAGAAAACTTGGGTATGAGACAACTACCGTCCCAACATGGGGGAAGGATGAAGATGGCAGGCCATTTGTATGGCATAAGCCATTTATTGATGATAGAGAGGCTATAGAAGCCTTAACCAAATTCCGCAGAGGTGGTGATTTATGATTATTGAAGGTAAAATTTTTACTGATTTGTCGGCCAGAGAGATAAAAGAAAAATTTTCAATGAACATCAACCAGGAAGGCGATGCAATTATCATCGACAAACACCAGGCCGCGCAGCTTATCGAAGTCCTGCAACGCTGGATTGATGGCGAGGAGATTGAGTGATGAGCGAATACCTCTGGTGGTGTGGACTGGTTGCCAATATTGCTGTGGCGATGTTTGTCCTGCTTGTTGTTTGGGTGTGGTTTATTTTTCCGGGAGTAGAAGCTATAAGCATGGTCAGGTGGTACAAGGCAATTGCCAGGGAGTATCCTGATGTTAAGCTGAAGGGGTTTTTTCGCATGTTTGTCGGTTGTTATGAGGTTTTTGGTCGCACATTTGAATGCACCAGATGTAGATATGGCAGTTGGTATGGCGTCGGAAAGTGGCGCGTTTATAATAACGAGGGTGGTGACAAATGAGCATTTACTTTATTCACGCGGAAGCCATTCTCAGCAATGGCTGCATTGCCGAGAAGGTCGGAAAATTGGTAATTGCCACTAATGCGGTTGTTGCGCTTACTTAGTTTTGGTCAGATGATAGCGTGGCAGCGTTAACCGACCAAGGTATCAAAGTCGTAATCGACAAATTCGAAAAGGTGGAATGATGTCTAAACATATTATTAAATATGAATACCGTAACGGTGCAAAACTTGCAAAGCATGAAATAGAAACATGGTGCGGACATAGCCCAAAGTTTGCTGAATGGTTGTTTCAGGATGCCCAGCACGCCATATTGAGTATTGAGCAAGGATCGCTTAATCAGCCATGCAAGAGATGCATCAAGGCAATCATAAAAATAGCAGAGGATGGTTTGAAATGATGAAAGCTATCAAAACAATCCTGTTCTGCATCATCAACCCGCACCTGATTGTGATGCTGATATTCGCTGCCATCCTTATTGGCGCAAGAAAGTCGCTTTATTATCTCTCCGACAAGCTGGATGATGCAGCGCGTTACATTCAGAACATTGACCATAAACTCGGCGCGAAGTCATACCCAGCATGGTTCAGATCGCTTGTTGATGATGAGGTGAGAAAATGAAACGATTCCTCTTGGCATGGCTATACCTGTTCGCGGTGTACATGGCATGCCTCGCACTGGCCTTCCCGGTATGCTGGTTCATCAAGTGGGAGCCACCAATGCTGAGCGATATCATGAATGTCGGAGTGCTGCGTATTGCGGTGTTCATGCTGGTTGCGTCTATGGTTGGCGCGTTGTTTCTTAGTAGAATTGAGGAATAGCAGCCAAGCTATTTATAATAAATTGCGGATAGGAAGGCCATCCGACAAGTGTGTTAGTCAGCGCACTTCCGCAATCCCCTACTGACTCCAAATGACAAGGGTTAAATCATGCTTACTCAAGAAGAACTGAAACGTGTGCTCAGATACAACCATGAAACTGGTGTTTTCATTTGGATTAAATCAGTTGCGAAGCGAATAGCAGTAGGTGATGTGGCTGGAAACTTAGACCCAGCTGGATACATAAGAATAAGATACAAAGGATGCCTGTATCGGGCACACACCCTGGCATGGCTTTACCATTATGGTGAATTCCCTTGTATGGATGTTGATCATATTGATTGCAATAAAACAAACAACTCAATAGCAAACTTAAGACTTGCCACCAAGCATGAGAATGCAACAAATAGACCGTTGCAGAAAAATAACACATCAGGAGTGAAGGGTGTTAGGTGGAACAATAGAGATAAAGTCTGGACTGCATCTTTTGTTTTTATGGGTAGGTACATTCACGTTGGAAGCTTTAAAGATAAAAATAGAGCAGCAAGTGCGATAAAAGCCGCCAGGGAGCTAACACAGAGTAACTTCATCAACAACGGCTAACATATGATAAAATCTCTCCATCGTGAGGGATTTTTTATGGTGACGAAATGTCAAAGTTAGAGGCGGTAAACGCCTATATTCAGCAGCGAGTGGCGAACAATAACAGGCTCATCGAGCGGCAGCGCCGGGAGTTTGGCGGGAAGAACATCGACCACAAACACGACAGGCTGTGGTTGGAATGTGGCTATCCTGAAGAAATCACCGCTGAGATGTTCCGCTATGCCTATGAGCGATACGCACCGGCAACAGCTGGCGTAAATCGCGTGCTCGATAAGTGCTGGCAGACTCCGCCGCAAATCCTTCAGGAAGGCGCTGATGATAAAGCAAGCACCCCATGGGAGAAGGCCGCCAACAAGCTGTTTAAGCGCGCTGCGCCATTCATCAAGGATGCGGACCGCCGCAACCTCATCAACCGCTACTCCGGCCTCATCCTGCAAATCCGTGACGGAAAGCAGTGGAATGAGCCGGTAGACACCACGAAAACAAAACGCATCAAGGATGCTGCCATTGTCCGCTACATTCCGGCGTGGGAAGAGCAATTAACCGTTAGTGATTGGGATAATGACGAAGCCAGTGAGGACTATGGGCAGCCGAAGATGTACCTGTATCAGGAGTCGGTAATAGGCGCCTGCAATAACGACGGCAAACCAACGCGCTCCCTGAGTATTCACCCTGACCGCGTAATCGTATTTGCCGAGGGTGCGATGGATGGTTCCATTTATTCTGGCGTTCCGCTTCTGCGTGCCGGGTATAACCATCTTATCGACATGGCGAAAGTCACCGGTTCAAGCGCCGAGGGCTTCCTGAAGAATGCAAGCCGACAGCTCAACGTTAATTATAATAAAGATAGCGTTTCCGCTCAGTCTCTGGCGCAGCAAATGGGCGTGCCGCTGGAAGAGCTGGCGGATGTGCTCAATGAGGATGTGGCGCGCCTGAATGAGGCTATTGACGCGGCGATGTTCACGATGGGTGCCGATGTTAAAGTGCTCTCAGTGACGCCAGCCGACCCAGGGCCGACGTGGACTATTGCAGCTAACCAGTTTGCGGCATCCATTAAGAAGCCATTCACCATCCTGTTTGGTCAGCAGACTGGCCGCCTTGCATCCGATGAGGATAAAACCGACGAAGCCATGAGCGCCAAACAGCGTCGTGAGGACTGGCTGGATTACATCATCTCGGTGTTTATCGACCGGATGATTTCCTTTGGCATTCTGGATAAGGCGCCAGAGAGCGGTTATTACTGCAAATGGGATGACCTGCTTGCACCTTCCGAGCTGAACAAGGCTGACCTGCTGGTTAAACTTGCCACCGCAAATAAATCTGTATTCGATGCAGGGCAGATGGCCCTGATGACCGCAGATGAGATGCGTGGCATTGTTGGCATGGAGCCTCTGGAAGAGCAGCTTCCTGAAGGATTACAGGAAGGTCAGCAGCAAGACCAGCAATCGCAGCAAGACCAACAGCAGGGCCAGACCGATGCGCCTCCTCAAAATTAATGCCCGGCTTCCGCAGCCAAAATTAAGCATGAGCCTGACAGACCCGCTCGGTGCAGTGGGTCGCGTCAACAAGATGGTGCGCGATGTTGACGCCAGATACGTGACGCTAAAATCGCAGGTTGCCGAGCTGTTCAGCACGATTCCTGTGGCGACCGGCAATGCTGAGGCCGGAAATTATTATTATGATTTCTCTGCCTACCGCGCATCGACATTCTTTGATGAGCTTCAGCGCATTCTTGATGGTCAGCTGCTGGAAGGTGATGATTTCACGCATGGCAGGATGTGGGCATCATCCTATGTCAGCGACGCCATGTACGCCGGTACGCAGAAGGCTAACTCAGACCTGAGCGACCTGTCGTCGGCATACAAAGACAGCAGGCCGCTTGCTGAAATCCTGTACTCTCAGCCGTATCTCGACAGACTTCAGTTAGCGTACACGCGCACGTATAACGACTGGGGCGGGCTTTCAGATTACACGCGGCAGCAGGTGGCGGAAGTCATCACTGCTGGCATTGCAAATGGCGACGCGCCCGGAGTGGTTGAGCAAAACATCGTTAACCGCATGGACGTATCAAGAAGCTACGCGCGGTCAATTGCTCAGACTGAAATCACCAACACTCTGCGTGAGGCTAACAGGCGTGAAGTGAAAGAGGCGCAGGTTACGCTGGGTATGGATACCATCATGCTCTGGCAGTCGGCGCTGATGAAAACCACCCGCGTCACTCATGCCGCGCGTCATGGAAGGCATTACACCCCGGAAGAGATTGATGAGTTCTACAGCGAGGGCGCAAACCGCCGTAACTGCCATTGCGCACAGACTCCAGCGCTGGTGATGGATGGCAAGCCGGTTATACTTGAGAAAACGCAGGAAAGACTCGATAAGCAGCGCGAAGCATGGCAGGATACACACAAGAAAGCCGCCTGATGGCGGCCTCTGTTAACGTTTTTTAATGAACCCCCCGCAACCGCACTTTGGGCACATCGTATATCGAATGCCTGGCTTTTCAATCCTATCTCGGTTGTGATGTTCGTGCTTGCACGCTACGCAGATGATAATCATTAATCCTCCAGTTTTACGCCTGGTATTTCACCGGCTGCTATGGAGTTGTAGATTGAATTAAATGCCAAATCCAAGCCAAGAGATTTAGTAGTATACATTGTTGCTATCTTAATCATTTCCTCAATGGCCTCTTCACGCTTCCGTCCTGCTTCGGTGCGGAGTGGGCGGAACTCCCGAAGGTTTACCTCACTGGTGTACTCATCGCCATCCTCATGGCATAACCAGAAAATTCTATTCTTCCCTACACAAAGAACGGTTCCGATACCCCAACTACCGTCATCGGCCTCAAACTCACACTCACAACCAACTGGCGGCAGTCCTTCGCCATTCCAAACCGGAGCAGCATCCTGACCTATGCACTCATTCAGGTCGGTTTCGTCATCAGTTTTGGCCTGCTCTGCTTCCTGTGGCTTGTGCAGGCGGTAGGCGATGATATTGCAGTCTTGCCAAACGTGCTCCCATGAATACTCACCAGCGGGGTAGCCTGATTGCGCATTTCCATTCTTAAATTTGACATCCACAACTGTGTTTGTGCTAACCGGTGGATGTTTCCCGCCACCCCACTCAATCCATCCTTCATTTTTGGCGGCCAGCGCAGCTTCGTACTGTTCTCGGGTTACCTCAACCCATCTGTCTTCAACATCGTATTTCATACTGATGCGCCATTCTGATGGGCAATCTCCATCTTTATTGACAAAACATAATGTATCATTACTACAAAGAAACCCCGCCTCTACAGCGCCGTCAGGAAACCCGCCAAGCGCTGGAAGTTCCTGAACCAACAAATCAATCGTTTTCATTTCTTCTCTCCGTTATAAATGCTTTTCAGCTCACCCATCACATTCAGCCATGCTGCATGCTCATCCATGCCGCGCATCACCAATTTAACGTAGCGATTGCGGGCCTTAAACATCAGGCGCGGGCACATTACAAGTCACCCATGCTTGATACGCAAAGCGCAATTGTGATTGCCTTTATTTCTTTTGGTGTCTTGTTCGGCATTGAGTAGGCCATATTCACTGTTGCACCAAGCACCTTGTTGGCATCCACGCCGTACTCAGGGCTTTGCGCTACCGCCATTGCTATGCTCTGAGGTACTCCGGAATCACGAGCATCTGCCGCGGCGAACCCAACATCACCAACTTTGTTGCACACTTCGCCAGCCGATGCGCCAAATGAAGCCATTGCGATAATTGCTACTGCGATTAATTTTTCCATCTTGAATCCCCTGTGTTTGTGTAACTACATCATCGCCTACGATTCAATCTACGTCAAGGTTATTGTGATAAAATAATCTGCATCACCGGAGGTAATAAATGAAACTATCAACGCGCGGAAAGAATTTAATTAAATCTCATGAAGGGCTGGTGCTTGCAGTCTACCCTGACCCGGCAACCGGAGGCGCTCCGTACACCGCTGGATACGGTCATACCGGAAGCGACGTTAAGCCGGGAATGAAGGTCACGCAGGCAATGGCTGACGCATGGTTTGATAAAGACGTAGCGAAATTTGAAAGCGGCGTCTCGTCACTTATCACATCCCCGACAACTCAGGGGCAGTTTGATGCAATGGTGTCGCTGGCCTACAACATTGGCCTTGGTAACTTTGGCAAATCAACTCTGCTGAAAAAGCATAACGCCCGCTGCTACACCTGTGCTGCCGACCAGTTCCGGGTATGGAATCGCGCTAATGGCAAGGTCATGAACGGACTGACCAAGCGTAGAGCGGCAGAACGTCAGGTCTACATGTCATGAAGCGCCTCAGTAACTGGCTTATCGGCATTTGGGCGTCATTCTGCTCGCTGATTCAGCTCTGGCCTGACGCCATGGTTCACGTATGGGCTTTCATGCCTGAAGACTTAAAGTCTGCCATTCCGCCGATTGCGGTCAAGGCGATCAGCTACAGCATCCTTCTTGCCTCGCTATTTGGAAAAATGCACGGCATGAAGAAAGAGATTAAGGCGCTGAAAAATGATTCTGCAAATCCTCAAGGCTAACTGGAAAGTTGTTGCGGCCATTATCGGCGTCGCACTTCTAGCGCTGATTATCTACGGAAAGTGGGTCAATTACGGGAAAGAGAAGTATAACTCTGGATATCTGGCCGCCGTAGAGGCGCAGAAGGTCAAAGACAAAGAGGCAAGCGAACAACATGAGCAAGACAAAAAGACCATCGAGCAGGAAGCGCAAGGCCGCATTGATGCCGCGCGTGCTGATGCTTCCGCTGCTGCTGCTAAGTCTGGCAGGTTGCAGCAACAGCTCACCACAATCAGAAAGCAGCTCCTCGATTATTCCCGCTCTGAGTCCATTGGCAATCCAGCCGCCAGTACCGGAGTTTTGCTCTCCCAGCTGCTCAGCGAATCTGTCGAAAGAAATCGACAACTGGCAGAATACGCTGACTCAGCAAGGGAAGCAGGACTGACATGCCAAGCGCAATACACCTCTTTGCGCAATAAAAAAGCCCCGTAAAGGGGCTTTGTTTTAGAAAATACCAAGGTCAATCTCACGCATAAAGCGCCTCCATCTTGTACCCAAACATGATTGCGTTTTGATGCTCAACACTACCAGCAAACGCCAGATAGCGGCGACCACGATTGCTGGTGATGATGTAGGCTGCTGGTTCTCGCTTCATAACTTCACCATAGACGCTTTGCTGACACTTTTGTTGATGTGCTGGATGCACTTGATAATCACCCCAACCTCATCGTGAGTAAACAGGCTGCAATCATATGCAGCATTGACTTTGTCGCCAGTCACTTCAATAGTCAGGTGCTTGCCTTTTAACCACGCAGCAAACCCATTGCACTCAAAGTGTCCTGATTCTTGCGCTGCATTATCCGCGCATGCATTGGTAACTTTCATCACTTTATCTCCCCATTCAGTTCATTAACAATTAATGTTGCATAGCCAGCAATGTCTTTCCAGCTATCGTCGTATGTCGGGTCGCCATTCAAGATGCGGCCAATTTTATGCTGAATCATGTCGAGCGCCTCCTTCTGGCTCGCCGTCAGGTTGTTCCAGCCGTCAACGTCGCGCATGGTGTCTTTCAGTGACTGCATGATTTCTGCGCCGTCTTTGAATTTGCCATAGCGGCTGCCGCGCTCGGTGATGAGGGCTTCTGTTGGGGATGCAAACCACATTTCCGCGCCGATCTCCGTAACATTCACTGGCTCACGATGGGCGATAACAATATCGCCATACTTTTCGATATCCTTGGCTCGGCCTGCGTAATCCAAGCCAAGATGGTATACCCTGCCACTGATCGCTGACTTCACAACAAGAATGGCTCCAGGATGGCCGTAAAAATCAGCTTCACTTCCTTTATGGTATTTGTATTTCATCTAACCACCTCAAATTTAATTTTCACCACCTCATCACTTGATGCGCCATTCTCAACGACCCATTTATAGGCATCAAACCGGTCTTCAAAGACAATCATTCTTGGCGGGGTGTTATCACTATCCCCATTAACATAAGAAACCGGGGTGCCACTGTCGTTTATTACCGTCCACCTTTCCATCACTCCACCCTCAATGTAACCTTGTTTTTCTCATCCACACTGAAGTGTTTACGCACAAACGCATACATTTCTTCAGCGCTCCATTCCCGCATTGCTACATAGCAGTGCGCGTAATATCTGACATCTCGCAGGCTTAACGGCTGGCGCTTAGCGATAATCTCAGTCAGTACTTCCAGTGGTTCTTTGCGTTGTCTCGCCATTGTCGCTCTCCTGTGAAATCATCTTGACTAATCTACGTCAATTAGTCAATACTTGCTGGTGTAGATTGTAACATAAATAGATAAGGTGGTGTGGAATGAAGAAGTGGCAGGAGGTGACAGAGGTTCATAAGCGCGATTGCCGGGAGACTCTGCAAATGCTTAATGTTCCAGAGTCAATCATTAAATCTATCGAGCAGCGCATTGACCTGGCTGCTATGGAGGCCGCCCATGAAGCCGAGGAAGCGCAAATGTTGTCATGGATGGACAGAACTCTACCGGGCGTTTTACATCGTGGTAAGACTACCGATTGAAGATGATGATGGGTATCTGCACAACCACAGTCAGGTGCTCAAATATTATGGCGTTCACTATAAAGTGCTGATGGAGAGAAAAAATGACTACTGATCAGGTGTACGAAAAAGAATTGCTGAACAAGCTGGAAGAACTTGACCGTACTCGCGCTTGGGTTGAAAGCGAATTGCGCGAGGTTCGCAACCGTATGCAACGGCAGGTTAACCGCGAAATTATCGAGTGGCGCGAAGGGCGCCCGCATTTCAGCAATATTGGTGAATGGGTGGCGAAATGAACTTTTCAGACGCCTTCAGTTACATTGATGGAATCCTAATCAGGAAGACAAGAACCAGCAACAGGGTTAATGTCGGTGATTCGGCTGGAACTATTCGTCCTGATGGTTATTTGCAGGTTAGATTTCTAGGCAAGCTGCATCTTGTTCACAGGATTGTATGGGAGATGCACAATGGGCCAATACCAGAGGGGATGGAAATTGACCATATAAACCACATAAAAACAGATAACAGAATAGAGAATTTAAGGGTGGTTGACAGGGCCAAAAACCAAATGAACAGGCCAATGCAGAATAACAATGGGAGTGGGGTTAATGGGGTTGATTGGAGTAAAAGCAATCGCTCATGGAGGGCGCGAATCAGAATTGGTGGTCGAGAGATTCATCTTGGTTACTTCAACAAACTTGATGACGCAATCGAAGCCAGAGGGATGGCTAATTTGAAATATAGATTTCACAGCAATCATGGGGTGGCAAAATGTTAATGAATGATGAGGGCCTTCTGGAATGCCCGCTTTGTGGTGGTAATGATGCATATAGTGATTTTTGTCATCGCAGAAAAAAGCATTTTGTCGTCTGCTGGGTATGCAGTTGCAATACCGGAGAGCAGCTAAGCATGTCGTCAGCAATCAGAAAGTGGAACACCAGAAATGGCCACCTCTACACCGCTGACGACTACAAACAGGATGCAATGGAGCGCGCAAATGGACTTTAAAACGCAAATACTCACGGTGATAGAGCGCTGCGGCGGTGCAACCAATGCCATGATACGCAAGCAGACTGGCATGACAAACCGAGCAAGTGTTACTGGCTATCTGATTGAGCTTGAGGGTATGGGATTTATTATTAAAGAGGAAAGCGTCAGCTATGGCAGGCGCTGCTTTAAGTATTTCCTCAATCCCGATAATACCGCGCTTGACCTGGCAATTCAGACCTATCTTGAGGCGAATCCAGGGCGCAAGAGCAAGCAGATAGCAGAGGCTATCGGCGTCAAGTACACCATCCTCAAGGCACGCATGCGCTATCTGGCAAGCATTGGTCAGGTTGACCGCGAAATGCTCCCAGGTGGAGCATGGAAATATTACTGGCAGGAAATCATCCCGTTTGGCATGAGCCGTGACAGGATGATGTTTGAGAAGTTGCTTGCCGGGGCCCGCCAGTCATGTGGGCAGTAAAGCATAAATCAGGAACCGTGCTGTTTGTCACCAATTGTGAACGCACGGCCAATAATCGCAGAGAAATGGGGTGGATAGTGAAAGAAACTGAGTGCCAACACGAATGGGTTAGCAAGGGAAGCTATCCGGATATTTATTATGTATGCATGTGGTGCGGAGAATGTGCCGATGACGAAAATGACGAGTAGAGAGCAGTTTGAAAAGTGGTTCAATGAGCGCGCAAGGTGGAAAATAGTTGCAAGCATGCGCGGTAAAACAAGCTATATAAATAACCCATCAGCAAAAGAAAAGTGGGAGGTGTGGCAAGCCTCGCGCGAAGCTATTGAGATTACGTTGCCTGAAGTTTATGGCGAAAAATACACACCATCATCATGTGCTATGGATGGTTTTGATTTTGAGCAGTGCCTACAGGACTTATATGCAGCAATCGAGCTGGCTGATGTGAAGGTGAAAAAAATGAAACTACAACTTAACGAAATTATGGAAGCAACAGTCAGCGAGCTTGACGACCTCGATATGACGCTTGCCTTTGAGATTGAGGCTATCGAGCGCCAGCTTGCGGGAAATCAGGATGGAAATAAAGTATGGAGAGAGAAGGCCATGAAGGCGCGTGACCATATGAAGCGCACCCGCGCACTGGTTCGCACTCGCCTTGATAAGCTCTACTACGGTGAAGAAAGAATGTTGCATGGCGCCATTCTGGCCGAAATCCGCAAAACGATGCCCATCGGGAAATTCATGGATGCCGTAAACCGCGCAAAAATTAACTGCGGAATGTTAAATAAGAATAGTCCTCAATAAATTCTCTTCCGCGGCTGTTACCTTGCATTCAGGAGGTAGCAGCCATGCCAATCATACTGATATCATTCTTTGCTACTCTTTTCGCTTTTACCGCATCTCCGCTTTACCTTCTCGCGTCCGTTTCGTGGTGCATATTCATGGTGTGTTATAATCCGGGCATAAAGTAAGCGCGGAGAAAGGTCATGATTGTCAAAATTGGCGACAAGTGGGTCGTTAAATCTAAGGATGGCTCGCACCAGTTTGGCGAGTACGACACCGAAGAGGCGGCGAAAAAGCGCCTTGCTGAGGTGGAGGCATTCAAGCACATGAATAATAAATTACAGGTTAACATCCTGTATACCATCAACTCAGCCAGCAACATCAGTGAAAAAATCATTGATGGCGACCCGCACTATGTCATCAAGAATGTTGTGCCGGTGGTGGATGATATTGTCATGAATGGCGGCCTGTACCCTGGCGATGAGATTAAAAAATCATTTCATGGCCTTGACGGGAAACCAGCGCCCTATGACCACCCGAAGATTGACGGGAAATACGTGTCGGCCAACATGACGCGAGCCGCCAATCAGTTCAGCGTTGGCGCATGGATTGAGAACTCATCCCATGACGGCAGCAAGGCGCTGGTAGACCTTTATATTAATAAGGTGGTGGCTGAGCGCTCTGATAAAGGCAAAGAATTGCTGTCGCGTATTGATGGTCTCAAGGCCAACAGCGCCGATGCTGAACCTGTTCAGGTGTCTACCGGCCTGTTGCTCAACCGCGAGCAGGCATCAGGAACCTCTAAGGGTAAAAAATATTCATGGATTGCCCGAAATATGGAGTGGGATCACCTCGCCATTCTTCCGCCTGGCATTCCAGGTGCTGGCGGTCCTGCTGATGGTGTCGGTATCTTTGCTGCTAACGGCGAAGACATTGAGCGCGTTGTAGTCAACCTTGAGGAATCGGCAATGACCGACGAAAGTGCAAACAAAATCAAATGGTGGAAGCGCGCCATCAATCGCCTGACTGGCAATCAACTGTCATTCACCGATATTACCGAGCAGCTCCGCAATATCATCAAGGCCGAGATGCCAGCCGACTCGTGGCCTTATATCGTCGCCGTTTATGATAATTACTTCGGCGTTGAGATTGACGGCACCATTTATATGCAGTCCTACATCGTCCGTGAGGATATGGTAGAATTAGTCGGTGAACGGGTTAAGGCTGTTTATAAGACAGAGCTTGAACCGGTAAAAACAACTCAAGGGGAAATCTCAATGACTAACGAGGAATTACAGGCTGTATTAGCCGATGCCCTCAAACCGGTTCAGGAATCGTTGACCGCAGTCAACCAGAAACTGGCCGATGTGGAGGCGCAAAACAAAACCCTGCGCGACCAGCTGCAAGCCAATGCCGCACAGGAAGAAACCGCAATGCGCGCCGCCATTATGGCTGAGCTGAAGTTGCCGGAATCTGCTGTTAATGCGCTGACTGGCGAAGCACTGCGCGAAACCTATGCACTCACCAGTAAAGCGGCTCCGATTTCTGGCGGGTTCCAGCCGAACCGTGCCGAAGAAGATTTTGATATGGAGGCACCTGAATAATGGCTACTATCCGTTATGGCACCATCATCGGCGGCCCGGCCCGCAAAAACGACCCGCAGTTGCGCGAAGGGCTGATGAACGTCGCTCTGCAACCGGGCTCGCTGGTCGATTTCAACTCCTCTGACAAAATCATCGCGCATGCGACTGCTGGCGGCCAGGGTTTCCCTTACGTTCTGCAACACAACTATGTTGGCGGCGGCGACGTGAGCGAAGCTGTACCGGCAAATGCTACCGGCATGGCAGTACAGTGCGAATTTGGCGTAACGTATCACGCTCTGGTTGCGGCATCCTCCGCGCTGGTAAAAGGTACTCCGCTGGCAAGCAATGGCTCCGGCGCGTTAAAGGTTGCAGAAGCAGGAGAAAATATCCTGTTTTATGCGTATGAAGCCTACACCGTAGCATCTGATGGCGCTGAACTCGTTGCAGTTCGTCGTGCTGGCAATGCTGCAATGCCTGCGGCGTAAGGAGCCGAACAATGGAAAAGATTATCTTTACGAAAGGCCTGATCACCAACTCGCAGGTGGTTAAAGAGCAATGGCGCCATCTGACCGTTGACCGCAAGGTTTTCATCAATGGTGAAAACGCTCTGGCGAAAGAATACGGCGTGAACGCCACCGCGCTAGTAACGAAAGACTACTGGCGCGAAGTGGATGACGTGACCACCCGTGTATTCCGCAACGAATCCGGCATGGACATGATGGCCGACCTGATGACGCTGGCGACCAACATCAATATCGGTAAGACCGTGGCAGTTAGCCGCATGGCTTCCGATGCTGGTAAGGTTGTGCGCACCATCTCCGGGCAGGAGCCTGAAGACCTGGATAAAACCCGCTATTCCTACAGTGGCGATGTAATCCCGATCTTCAAAACCGGCTATGGCCGTGAGTGGCGTGAGCTGCTGGGTATGCAGTCTGAAGGTTTCGACCCGCTGATTGATGACCAGGAAAACACCACCTTCAACCTGCGCGCAGACATGGCGGATTATCTGCTGGTCGGCGATGCAAGCCTGAACGTGAACGGCGTTTATACTGCTTACGGCATCACCAACCACCCGAACACCGTGCAGCTTAACCTGAGCGCTTCCGGCACTGGTGCGCTGAACATCGACCTGCAAACTGCAACCCCTGATGAAATCGTTGAGTTCTTCAACCAGGATTTCCAGGCGGTTCTGGATGCACAGAACGTGTTTGAGCCGGTTACTCTGTGGGTATCTCCGTCTGTGCGTCGCTCCTTCAGCCGTCCGTACTCCAACGCGGCAGGCTTCAAAGGCGGCACCATTGAGGATTACATCCTCGCATTCGGCAAAACCGGCAACGTTGGCCGCATCGCGTCTATCGGCACCAACTTCAAGCTGACCGGGAACCATTTCGTCGGCTATGTGAAGAATGCGCTGTATATCCGCCCTCGCGTCGCTCAGCCGGTATCCACCTATGCAGAGCCGCGTACCACGCCGCACGCTAATTTTAACTTTTTAACGTGGGCTGCTATGGGTTTGCAAATACGGCGCGATTATTCAGGAAAATCAAAGGTTTTCAACGCATACGGTACACAGACAGCACTGTAATTGATAAAGGGGGCGTTAGCCCCCTTCTTTATACCTTATCTCGCCATAAACCATCCATTGAAGCATATAGCACCACTCCCACTCTGTAATATCATTCCTTAGCCATCGGCTATTCTTTTTGAAATTGTACTCTGCGGGTTCAGCTTTAAGGTTGTACAGGCAGTTAACCAGTTCTGGATGTATAAGCCCATTCTTAACAAACCAGTTCACAGGAAGAATATGGTCAATATGCCATGAACTTCTATCATCAAAGCTCATCCATGCCTCCATTGTTGACTCTATATGGTTAACAAATTCATCTTTTGAGTAACCAAGAACTTCATCAATGCTTGAATCAGAAAGAACAGTGCCGATCTTGATATCCATTCTTTCCAGAGTCTTCCTCAGCAACCTATGGTGTGGATTGTCTATCGCCCATTGCTTTACGTTTTGCAGTGCCTTTGCGTTACCATTTTTTGAGTAATACCATTTACGATAAATCTTCCTTTTCTTCTCCAAAAACTCCTCGCGCCTCAAGGGGTCTTCTCTCATCCTTTTGCTATATTTGGAGCCATTAAGCGACCTCCTTCTCCTGTTTTCTTCCTTTGAGTAATATTTATCATATGATTTTTTTCGGCTAATACGCTCCTTTTCCTGCCCCTCGCTTGTTGCGCGCTTGGCTCTGGTGAACTCATACAAACAATCCTTACATCTCCCTCCGCCAGCAGTAAAAAAGGTAATGCACCCGCATTTTGCGCAAGGGAGTTCAGTGCAGACAAACTGCTTTAATCCCTGCTCCCTGGCTTTAATGGCCAGCTCTTTTCTTGTAGCCATAGTGTAATCCTTGCTGATTTGGTTTTGCCATCTTATCACATCAACGCGCCATGTGTTATAATTAATCAACATCAAAATAGAGGAATTTATCATGGCTAAATACGAAGTTATCGCCAGCGGAATCTTCGTCAAGGATAAAGACGGTCGCCTGCGTGAGCTTACTATTGGCGATATCATTGACGAATCAAGCCCACACATTGAGTCAAAACTTCGCCCGGTTAGTGAGAAAGTTCTGGAAGTTGCAACTCCGCAAGAATCGCAGCCAAAGGCGAAGAAAACCAAGTAAAATAAACCCGCAAACAAGCGGGTTTTTTATTGGGGGTTATCATGGCTGTCAGGTATGAAATAAACACAACTCCAGCTGACGGAGAGGTTTTGCTTAGTGAAACCATGTCAGCAGACTGGACTGCATTGCAGGTGCAGATTGTGCCATTAAACTCTTCCGGCGGTCATGCACCATTAACAAGCGGCTCTGTTTCCGTAATGGTATCGCCGTTTGCATCTGGTGACTTCTGGATTGACGTTAACAATAATAATTATTATGGCGTAGCACTGCGACTGAAGGTGATTAAGTCGCAGCTCCCTGCTGGCGTTGCATCTCTGAAAGTCCTGGTGTGGCGAGCTGATACCTCAGTGCCATCAAGTCAGGTTGTCGCGCAGTCCTACTCGGAGCTTGCCAATAAGCAGGGAAAGCTATTCACCGCATCTCGTCGCGTGACCGATGTCGCTGGCGGTGCCAATCTTGACAGCATTTTTATTACCGGCTCAAAACAGGTTGTGTTTAACCAGCGCATAATCGGATACACCGGTAAAGGTGTCGTAGCGTCAATCTACCGTGGAGCTGTAGCCACTGGTGGAACTTCTGCCGAGATTAACAACCCAAACGATGTCATCCCGCAAGCTGTGACTACGCAGTTGCTGACTGGCTCTACTGTGACAAGTGTGGGGCAACTAACGGTGGCCGCGACGTATAGTGAAGGGAACGCATCGAACCAGGGGCAGGGTAATTCACAGGCAAAACTTGGTGAGCAGGTCATCATGGCGCCTAATACTACCTATCTGTTACGCATCACGTCCCTGGATACTGCGGCGCAAAATATCAATGCTTACGTTTCGTGGTTTGAGGATGACGCTTATCTTCCGTGATAAAAGAAAAGCCCCGAAAGGGGCTTTGTTTATTGTTTGTCCGGGTCTGCGTAGAAATTCAGTAGCTTTATGAAATCTCTTTTCCCTGAATGATTAAGATAAAATCCGGCAATTTCATTAAATACTTCATTTGATGCTTTTACAGAGAAGCCCATGTTGAGTGCGTCACGGGCTGCAATGGCCGCTTTTTTTGTTGTTTCTTTAATGCTCATCACTAAATCCTCATCGGCATAACGATAACTTTGGCAGTCTCGCCAGTTGGCGCACTGATGTTTGCGACGGCCGCGCTGGTGTTTCCGTTCAGTTCAAAGAGCACCGCTTCAAATTTCGGGTTAAACAGCCTCGCCAGCTTCTCAACATCTGCCAGATATTTGGCATTAAAGCCAATCTGTTCTGCTGGCGCAGTCTGCTTTGGAGTAACACGATCAATGTAAGGGAATCGGCCATTAATCTCAGAGCAGATACCTGCGCCTACCATGATTTCATGCTCGTCATGGTAAGTAACAATACCTGTTTTGGTGTCCAGTAGCGCATGCGCATAGCGCTTGGTTGGCGACTTGCTGACAGAAACGATAACGTTATCTTTCAACTTATTTTCATGCTTACTGGCAATCATGGCGCGATGACCGTCAGTAGCGGCAACTCGACCATCAGGCATAAAGCAAATGCCATTCAGGTAGTAACGCACATCATGTTTGGCCTGAAATATCAAAGCACCTTCAAGGAGCAACTTGCTAACTTTTAATTTCATTTCTTCACCTTCACCATGTGTTGTTTTGCAACCTTCAGGCATTCATCGAAAATCTTGCCCTTCTTTTCACTCTGGTTGAGCCTGTAGTGGGTAATGGCGGCCTCTATGGCCGCGTTGTCGATGCCTGGCAGTTTTTCGCGCAGGTTTTTCTCTATGAATTGTTCGGGGTTCATTACCAACTCTCCACCACGTTTGCGCATTCATCATAAAATAAGAAATGCCTTGTTTTTTCTTCGTAACGCTTCATTTCAAATGCGATTATGTCCTCCTGATAGTGAATTTTATCCACCTGGCGAACCACGCCGTCTCGCATTAGGATATGATCGCCTTCTTTTATGTTTTTTGCAGCAGTGCCAATTGTAATCATCACAGCTTCTCCAGAATCGCCAGCACTTCATTCAACTCCGCAGAAGGAAGGCGCAAAAATTCTTCTGTCTCCTGTGCCACATGGCCCTCAGCTACAACCATGTGATCTGCTTCTTTCAGCAACTGAATCAGGCGGTCAATCGGCTTAACTTTTTTGGCCTTGAGCGTTTTCGCCGTCACCTTATCTTTGCCCTGCGCTTTCGCTTCCTCAACGGCAGCATCAATAACGTTAACGGCATCATCGCCATGCTCACGCGCCACTGCAACGGCGTTGGCATAGCTGATTTGTCCTGCGTTGATTCGCTGCTTGATGGCATCAGGCACATCACCAAGTGACAGGTGCATCTGCACATCAGAAACTGAGCGGCCTACTTTTTTGGCGATTTCTTCATTCGTCCATCCGAACCCTTTCAGGCGCACATAAGCCTTTGCACGCTCAAGCGGGTCGAGTTGCTTGCCCTGACTGGAAGACACCATGAAGGCGATTTTATCCGCTTCATCACCGGTGAAGTCTTTGCACTCAATGCGCGCAATTGGCACGCCGCGATCAATGGCACGCAATGCACCAAGATAACGATGCTGACCGTCAAGAATCTTAATGCGCTTTCCGTCAGTATCAGGAATAACAGTTAACGCCGGGATTGGCTGGCCTGATTCCCAGCACTGCGCGAAGTATTCAACGTGCTGCTCATCTGCTTCGCGGATGTTGTACCCCGGCTCAAGGTAAAGCTGATCGACAGGAACCTGATAACCTTTGTTGACCACGATTCCGCCGCGAGTTTCTTTGTCTGAGTAAATTTTTCCGAGAGATGTCATCTTTTCCTCACTTTGATAAACAGATTGCACTGGCAATGGCGAATCCGATAACGATTAACGCCAGCTTAATCTTGAAAATGCGCCATGCTTTCAGGTCTTCTTTGCGGATTTCGTGGCGGATCATTTGGATTCTCCGAGTGCTTTGGTGATGGCAGAAACCAACTTCTCTCTAAGGTCTGGTTTCTGCTGCGACATCCAGAATCCAATCTCATCAAGTGTCGAGGTTAACGCTTCCAGCAACTCCGGCGCAGCGGCCATTATTCGTTGGTTAGCAACTTGAACCTCAACTTCAGGGTCAAACTCAACCCAACCGACAGGAATAATCATTCCATAAGACTGGTCGTCCTCTGTTGATTTTGGCCCTATTGCCCTGTCGTTATCGATAAACCACGGCCCAGGCGTACCTTTGAATTCATTCATCTTCATCACCTCTAACATTTATTGTTGTTTCTACGTCATCACTATAGCGACACCCTCAATCTACGTCAACACTTTATGATAAAATTAAACCAACAACACTCACCCCGCGCTGTTCCGTCCTGAAAAACGTAAGGCGGCGAAATTGGATATAGCAATCGGCGTTATCGTCATGGCGTTTTCGCTGGTTCAGGTGTACAGATGCTGGAAGTTCATCATTCGGAGAATAATTAATGAGAGACGCGCTTCAGCACGCCGCAAACCAGATAATTAGTGGCACTGTCGGCCAGGTAATCGACAAAGCCGGTTATACATCCATCGGCACGGGTCTTGGCCTGAAGGTGGCAGAGCAGACGCCGGTCGCACAATCATACATTGCCTCAATGATCCCCCATTCGATTACCGAGTGGGCAGCGGTAGCCTCTATACTTGGCGCGCTGTCACTGGTGGCAAAAAACCTTTTTGAGATGTGGTGGAAGATTCGGGAGAGCAAAAAGAATGGCAGCACCGACAGCAAGTGAACTCGTCGCCGCCATGGCGTCAAGAGGCGTAACTATCACCACGGCAGACGCAACGGGCATCCTGTGTCTGGTGGCAAGCATCACAGAGTGCCTTGAGCTTAATTACCCCGAGGACACATGCAGGCAGGATGCAATTCTGCTATGGGCCTCTATCCTGGTCGCCTCAAATACAGCCGGGAGATACATCACCAGCCACCGGGCGCCATCTGGTGCATCGCAGTCATTTGGTTATGGCAGCAAGCCGTGGATGGCCCTTTACAATCAGATGAAACTACTCGATACGGCAGACTGCACAGGCGACCTTGTGGAAGAGCCTGATGGAAGTGCAAAGCCGTGGTTTCGAGTTGTCACCGGGAGTAAGTGCAGATGAAAACGTCAACATTAACTGTAAATATCGCAATCCGTAAGTGGTGCATACCGTTGCTGGTTATTCTGGTATTGCTGCGCCTTCCTGTTCCGCGCTGGATTTATACTCTTGAGGCCACACCATGTCAGCAATAGCGAGATGGACCTACACGCAGCCATGCACCATCTGGCGGCTTACTGGCAAGGATAAGTATGGCAAGCCGACCTTCGCCGCGCCAGAGGCCATCATGTGCGATTATGGATTCGATAAGAATCTGACCACTGGCACAGCTGGCAATGAGATTGCACAGAAAAACACATTCTGGACGGAATATCAGAATGCGTCTGTTGGCGACTTCATCATGCTTGGCACCGTCACAAGTGCTGACCCGCTGGCCGCCGGAGCTGACCAGATTAGAAACGTCGTGAATTACGGCAATACGCTGGACCGCAATGACCTGCCTGATTTTGCGCTGGTGACGGGGTAATGTATGGCCGCCAAAATGCGAGGTATCCAGCAGGCGATTAAGCGCACCCAGCAGATAGTCGGCGAGATTACTGGCGAAAAGGCTGTGCGGGCTATAAAAAGCGCCAACTTTATTATCCGTACTGAAGCAGCCAGCATGACACCTGTTGACACATCCAACCTCATAAACAGTCAATATGACACTGTTGAGGTGAATGGCACCCGTATAACCGGGAAGATAGGGTATACAGCAAAATACGCCCTGTACGTACACAATGCGCCAGGCACGCTAAAGGGGCAGCCTCGCGCCCACTTTGGCAAGACAAGTAACCGCTCTGAGTTTGGGCCGCAGCAGGTCAGGGAGTTTGGTGGGGGTTCGTTGCAGGGAAACTATTGGGACCCGAGCGGCGAGCCTAAATTCCTCCTCAAGGCTGGCGAAAACACACGCGAGCTTGTCGAACAGGTAATCAAAAAAGAGATGACGCTAAAATGAGAGATATGCTTGAGCTTGTTGACCAGTACCTTAGCGATGCCGGTCTTTATGATGGGTGGACTTCTCAGCTTGAGTTCTGGAACGATACCGAAGTTGGCACCGACCGGTTTATGGTGCTGCAATCCAATGGCGGTACGAACGTAAGCAAAGACCTCAGCAATGATTATTATTTTTCGCTCTATGTTGTCGGTCAGCAAGGTCAGTACAACATCGAAGAGACAAAAGAAAAAGCGCTTGATGTCATCGCATACATCAAAGAACATCCAGTTGATAGTTGCATTGGCATGATTCAGTTACAGGCGCCGCTTGGTCGCCCTACGCTTACGACAGAGAAAAGGCCTGTTTATGAGTTATTGCTGAGGGTTGTTTTTGGTGAGTAAAAAATGCCGCTAATAAGCGGCATGTTTGTTTCTGCTTCTTAAATAATCCAATGCTTCGTCAAAGGATTCGAAGCTGGTATCATATCGCCCATTAGCATTTGCAACAACATACCACTTACCTACCTTTGATATGCCAGCAATCCTGCTGTTATTTTTGTCAGCTATGCGCCAGTAATCATCGTGGATTTTTTGGATTTGTATCATTGCGCTCACCGAAGATGGTTCCCGCGACAGGATTCGAACCTGTAATCATCCGATTATGAGTCGGGCGCTTTAACCAGTTAAGCTAAACGGGAATTTGGTGCACCATACTGGATTCGAACCAGTTACCGATTGCTTAGAAGGCAATTGCTCTATCCTGATGAGCTAATGGTGCGCTGAATATGGCGGATAGTACAGGATTCGAACCTGTGAACCGTTTCCGGTTTATCGGTTAGCAACCGACTGCTTTCGGCCTCTCAGCCAACTATCCGTGTTGTTGTGGTGGCCGGTGCTGATCTCCGGCTTTCTCTGGCATTACGCGTACCCAAGACTATTCTCCAGAGATAGCGCTGTCCTCATCAAGGGGTGCCGTCTCTAACGTATCAGCCTACGCATTCACCACAACGATAATGGCACTCGCCAGAGTGGAATATTTTTCAACCGACTGTGAATATCAGGGAGTCCAAGTGCCATTACCTGTTGTGTGCCCATTATTAATCACACCGGGCCAGTGCGCCGAATTCATTGACAAGGAGTCGGAAGACCTTGCTGGTGTTTAGCCGTTAGGCTACTGCCAGATACATTTCTTCGTTTGCATTTATCTTTGTGGTCAGTTTCTAAAAACCCGCAAAGTCGCACCGAAAACTATCTGCCATTTAATCTACACCACCAATCAAAACCTGTCAACATGATATAATGCGATTGTTTAGCTAAACACAGAGGATTCTAAACATGGCTATTTGTGCAAATGATAACGGCATCATCACAGGCCGCCAGTCGCTCATTGAGCTGGCTGATGGCTGCTGGGATGCTGTGCCAGCAGAGGAAGACTGGAAGTTTTTTGCTCCCATGACCTCAAAAGGCGTCGACTTCAGCCCAAGCACCACCACCTCAGAGGCTGATGATGGCGATGGCTTTGTCGCCACGCTGGTCACTACCGCAGACCTCACCATTTCTGGTGATTTCGAAGTTCGCAAGGCCGACAAGGCTGATGAGTATGGCGTGCATAATCTCATCAAATACTTTGTCACAGAAGTTAAAGCGCGTCGCCAGCCGTCGCTGTGGGTTCGTCAAACGACTGGTAACACCGTCGTGGTAGCTTACTGCAACATCACCGCGCTGAGCTACGATGGCGGCACCAACGACATCATCACCGGATCGGTTGAATTCAAGCCTTATGATGGCTCTACCGTTGATGTGTCCAGCATCGAAGATTTGACGCTGACTACTGATATCAGCGCAACCAAAAGCGTTGCTACTGGCGCCACTCTGACGCTTGGCCCTGTTGCAGCTTCTGGCGGTGTAGAGCCTTATACCTATCAGTGGTATAAAGGAACCACGCCGATCAGCGGTGCTACTACCGACACGTTCACCAAGGCCACTGCTGCCGCAGGTGATGCTGGTACGTACTTCTGCCGCGTGATGGACTCGGCAACAAGTCCTGATTACGTTGACTCCACCAAGTGTGTTGTTACCGTTACGGCATAAAGAAAACCCCCGAAAGGGGGTTTATTTTCTCAGCAGTGAAGACACGCGGATTCTCCACAATGACAAGTTAGCGAGCGATACCGCTAAATCCATGTGAATCAATCTAAGCTTTTCAATATCAACAAAGACCGGGCCGTTGTATTGTTGATTGCTTCTTATGTACTTTGAAATAGTATCAGCATCATTATTATCAAGGTTCATCATCATCCTCCTCACTAATCGCAGTATCGAGTTGTCGGCGCAGCATACACAGCGCACCATGCGGCATAAACTGATTAGCCATCCCATCGAATATCTTCCGGTTTAATTTATTATCAATGCGTGGTCTGATTGCAGACCAGCATGACCTGATTGCGCGATTTACCGGCCTGCGGTCCAGCATTGCGAGTCGCGCAGCTAACTCAATGGTAATGAGCGCGTCAAGATACTGCTCGCAGGCGTAGCGATTTTCGTTATCCATAATCATTTACCATGGTTCTCATGAAAATTATACTTAACCTCCGCCTTTCTCCTTGCTTCAGCGGCCATATTTAAGTCAGAAAACAATCCAAGATGAATCTTTACGCCATCAACTTTTATGTTTGAGGCCCATTTTTTATGTTGCTTATCCCATGAAACACCAGTAACACCTGATTTGTTTGTCACCCTGAACTTCATGTTGTGATTATTCTCTTTTGGAGTGACAAGCCTGAGGTTATCTATCTTATTGTTTGTTTTATTGTGGTCTATATGATCAATCTGCATTCCGTCAGGAATTTTCCCATTATGCATTTCCCAGATGATGCGATGAACAAGATACTTGACGCCATAGATTCCAACAATCTTATATCCATTACCTCCTACCGCCTTCACCTCGCTTCCGATTTTCACTCTGTTTGAGGCTCTTATCTTCCAGTAAATAGCCCCATCACAATAATAAAAAATATCTGACCAATCAGTTATTTTCATCGAATGTCACCCCTACCATTGCAAGTAATTTTTTCGCCATCAACTCGGCCTCATCATAGGTAAACCCGCAATCAACGTACAGGTCGATGTAAAATCTCAAATCAGCATCTGTTTCGCTCATCTTATGCACTCCTTATAGCTTACCAAATCAATCTACGTCAACTTGCGGCACACTGTCAATGGTATAATTACGTCATTGTGAAAACAGGATTCCATCATGAGACAACGCACACCGCTAACAGAAATCGGAGAGATGCGCATCTCCCTGGCTGACAAGTCTTTTTTCTTCAAACCATCATTTGCGGCGATGAATGAGCTTGGCTCACCGAAAGAGATTGTCGAGCTGTACGCCACGCTTAATGGCTATGAATACGCAGCCATACTCGGTGCCATTCAGTCAATGCCATATGGCGCGCAGATTCAGGTGGCAAAAATCCTGTCACGTCCTGCCTATGGTAAGAAAGTGCTCAGCGCCGCCTGTCTCATCATGCAGTCCTGTTGCGATGATGATATCTCGGTGCTCATTGGGTCATGGAAGCCAACTCCGCGCGGTGTGAAGTACGTCACCGGAAGAATGCCGGTAAATGACATTATTATTATTGCTCGCAACCTGATGGAACATGGCATTATCGGCAAGTCTCCGCTCAAGGTTCCTCAGCGCTCGGAAAACCAAAAGCGCACAACCAGTGAATTGAGAATGTCTGATTACATCATTTCAGCTCGCACTCACTTTGGCATCACCCGCGAGGAAGCGGAAGACCTGACCATGACCGAGTATCAGCAGATGATAAAATCAAAATACCCGGAACCGGAAGGCATGACGCGCGAGCAGTATGATGCGTCTTATGAACGGGCCAAACTGAATAAACAGAAACTGAAAGAGAAAGCCGCCAGAAAGGCCGCTAAAAGCAAAGGAGCAAAATAATGGCAGAAGAAGTTGGCGGCATTGTCTATGAGGTTGGCATGGAGGTATCAGGCCTCACTGCTGGTGCTAAACAGGCAGAGGATGCACTTGACAGCATCGACAAGTCAGCGCAGAACTCATCAAAAAGCATGGATAAGCTCGATGGCGCGGCATCATCATCTGGCAAAGAGCTTTCAGCCCTGGCAAAAATTGTAAGCTCCATTGATGCAACGCTGAAGGATATGGCTTCATCGTCTAAGACTGCCGCCAGCTCAGTAGAAGCGACAACCTCAAGCGTCACTGGTGCGGAGCAGGTTATTGCAGCCCTAAACCAACAGCTCGCACAGATGCAGCAAGCGCAGGTATCCGCGAACGCAACCGGCCTTGCACTTCAAAACTCAGTCAATCAGGTAACTCAGGCAATTCGTGCGCTTGGCACTCAGTCAACTGAAACGGGTGGCTCAATATCTGGTATTGACAGGATGATTGAGAGTCTTGGAAACCAGATCGCAATCCTCGACGAACAAGCGGAAAAGGGCGCAAGAAGTGCGGCGATACTGGCTGCGCAGCTTCGTGCAGGAGATAGCGCCACTGACGCACAGAAAGCAAAAATAGCTGAGCTTACTGGCCGCCTGTACGACATGAAAAATGGCACAGAAGCCGCCGGGAAGTCCACCGGTAACTTTAAAAATATAATGCAGCAGGGTGGCTATCAGATACAGGACTTTATCGTTCAGGTTCAGGGAGGGCAGTCTGCGCTTGTGGCATTTAGTCAGCAAGGTTCGCAGCTGGCTTCTGTGTTTAGCCCCGTAGCAGGCGCCGTACTGACCATCGCAACGGTTATTGCTGGCTCACTGATAGCGTCACTCGGAAACGGAAAAAACGCCGTTGATTCACTGAAAGAAGCCATAGCAACCATGGATAGCGTCGTGTCGGTTTCATCTTCTGGTGTCGCTGTCTATACCGACAAATTCGCCCAGCTTGCAAAAGCCAATTCAGCAGTAGCTACCCTGATGCGCCAACAGGCACAGCTTGAGTTGCAGGCAGCCCTGTCTAAGGTCTCAGCGGAAGTAACGAAGGCATCAAGTGACTTTATCGGATTTGGCGATTCGCTTGTTTCATCGCTTGGTGGTGGCTATGCCAGCGTGAAGCTTTTCAATGACTACATGTCACAGCTTAATATCACAACGAATAGCTGGACGGAAGCCATTAAACAAGCGTCAGCAGCAGGTCAGGCCGGTCAGACGTCAATGAATGGCATGATTGCCACGGTAGGCGCATTGGCTGGTAAATTCCAGCTCTCAGACCAGCAGGCTTTCGAATTTGCAAAACAGCTTTCTGATATCGCCAAAAACCCATCAGATGAAAAATTGCAGGCTCTGGTTGTCACCCTGCAACGAGTCGGCGAAGGAACATCCAGCGGTGCGGCAACGGCGCGGGAGTACGCAAAAAGACTGCTTGAGATTGCAACCAGCAGCGCTGATGCAACACAGCGCCTTCGACTGCTGAAGCAAATGACTGATGAGTTAACTGACTCTCAGGATAAAGCGTTGCAGCAAGCTAAGCAGACCCTTTTCATTGAACGACAGACTGGCGTAGAGAAACAGAAGGCTCTCGCATGGCGTGATGCTGAGAATCAGGGGCTAAAGGCCGGGACTCAGGCATTTCGTGATTATTATAATGTTCGCCTGCAAACCTATCAGCAGCAGGAGAAAAACGCACAGGCTCTGAAAGATGAGCGTAGCGCGCAAAGTGCGGCAAACTCAGAGGCAAAAAAAGCAGCCACAGAGCAGGAGAATATCGCCAATAAACTTGAGCAACTCCGCCAGAAGTCACTGCTTACCGCTGAAAGCACAAGAGAGCTTAGCCGCGAACAGTCAATACTGGCTGCTCAGCAATCCCTTGGCAAGGGCGCCACTCAGGAGCAAATTAACCTTGCCGGGCAATATGCGGCTAAAGCATGGGATAACGCCAACGCACTCAAGGCTCAGGCAGAGGCGGAGAAAAAAAGAGCCGAAGCTGTCAAGGGATTCGCTGCATTGAAATCGCAGACATCACCAATGTTTGCCGTTGAAACAAATTATCAGAAAGATTTAGCAGCGCTCAATGCTTACGCAGTAGCTTACCCGCAAAAGATAGCGGAGGTTGAACAGGCCAGATCCGCTATTGAGGAGCAATACCGCCAGCAGCGCCTTGATGCCATGTGGCAGGAGTGGAGCCAGCAGAATGCGGCTACGCAGGCGGCTGCTGCTGCATTTGATGCTTTTGGGCAAACCGCAAGCAACGCCTTAACTGGCGTTCTGACTGGCTCAATGTCTGTTAGCGAGGCGCTACAGTCAATAGGGAGCAATGTGTTAAATGCGGTTATTAACTCTTTCGTTCAGATGGGCGTGGAGTGGCTTAAATCGGTAATTATGGGGCAGGCAGGAATGGCAGCAGCATCTGCCGCAACCGCCGCTCAGGCAGCAGGAATAGCAGCAGCTATGGCGCCAGCAGCAGCGATGACATCACTTGCTACGGGCGGCGCTAACGCAGTTCCTGCGCAGGCTGGAATTGTTTCCACCGTTGGCGTAGCTAAAGCAATGTCTGTTGCCGGGGCATTAAAGAATGGTGGACCTGCGCAGGCTGGCTCAATGTATCAGGTCGGCGAGAACAACCTCCCTGAAATCTTCCAGGCCAGCGATGGTAAGCAGTATATGATCCCAGGAAATTCAGGAAGGGTTATCAGCAACAAAGACCTCACCGGCAGCGGAGGAAGTGGCGTTGTGGTTTATAATAGCGTCGTCAATAACAGCAGTCAGGCTACCGCCACGACAACGGCAACCGATAACGGCGATGGATCTGTTACAATTGAGACGATTGTGGCAGATATAAACGAGGGCGGCCCGATATCACAGGCTATTACCAGCAACACCACTGCAACCAGAAGGGCAACAGAATAATGGCTATAGCTTATCCATCATGGCTACCGCTTGCTCAGCGTGCCAGCAAGAATATGACGACTCAAACCCCATTCCGTAGCGATCAGCCTGCGGTTGGGGCGCCGATTTTTCAAAAATTAACTACCGACGTTGCGGTAACATGGAGCCTTACGTGGGTTTTCACGCTCAGGCAGGAACGGGCATTTATGCAGTGGTTGAGAAGCCCAAATTATCTCAACAAGTGCAATGAATGGTTTACGATGGATATCGATCTTGGTGGTAGCGGATTACAGAATCAGACTTTACACTTTACTGATTACCCCGTACAGACAAGCATCAATGGCGGAATAGTCACATGGACTGGAAATGTTATCTGTAAAACCCTCAATAACTCCATGGATGAATTTGATGATGTGCTTGTTGAACTTGATGAGAGATGGTTTTCATGGCTCGATGAAGTCGTTAACAGGGATTTGCCGGAGTATCCATAATGCCAACATTGCGTGAATACCAGTCAAAAAGACCAAACTGGAAGCTGTATGACACAATAACCTTTTATCATTCCTCATTTGGTTATGTCCGGCTAGTTGGCAATGAGTTTTCTGATGTTGTGCTTGGTGGTCAGACTTACCAGCCAGTGCGTATGGATGTAACCAGAAGCCAGCAATCAAACACTCCGGTAATCAACGCCACGCTGAAGTTTGCAAGACTGGCTAATGACTTTAAGCAATATTTAAAGTTATGGTCAGGGTCTGGACGCATTGAGCCTATCACTGCGTTATACCAGCGTTTTGACGAGACCGACAAAGACACACCATTAAAACCATATACGCTTTATGTGAACGATGTGACGCTTGATCAGTCTGATGTAACTGTCTCCATCTCCATAAAGAACCCAATCAATGGCAACGTGGCAAAACTTTATGACATCACAGAATTCCCCGGACTGCGTACCGTTTGACGATTTTGAAGAAATGATGACTGGTAAGCCATACGTCGACAGATGTTGTCACGTTGATGCAGTGGACTGCTGGGGGCTGGTAGTGCTGTTCTATCGCCTGTGCATGAATGTTAATGTACATCATGATGATTCATATTCAAGTGGCGGAGATTTTGTTACTTGTTTCAATGGGGAAGTTTCATTCTGGAAAGACACCGATCATCCAAAAATTGGTGATGTGGTGGTCGCCTATCGAGGGAGTCATCCGGTACATGTCGCGCTATGGTGGGGTCGTGATAAAATACTGCATGCGCGAGAGAAAACGGCAGTCAAGACAGACCGCCTTAAAACACTCGAAAAATTATCAACAAAATTAAGGTTCCTGACTTATGCCGGTTATTCACATTCAGAAGATGCCAGGGGTTCCAAAAGAGACGGGTAATGTTCCTGCTGGCACTAATCTGTGGAGATGGCTGGAGAATTCCGGACTTCCATCTGATATCAGGATTGCGCTGAATGGCCGCATTTTTGGCCCTGATGATGAATTGTCGATATCGTTAAAGCAAAACGATATTGTTAACATTTACTGTCAGCCTCGCGGCGCGATTGGCGACCTTATCAGCACGATACTCAAGCCTGTAACTAAGGTTCTTTCTTTCCTGCTGCCAAAAGCATCAACGCCATCAACCAGCACTGGCACGACGGTTGAATCACCCAATAACAGCCTGAAGTCGCAAACCAATATTGCGCGAAACGGAGAGGCAAGACCTGACAACTTCGGACAGATAAGGGCATTCCCTGACCTGATTCAGGAATCGCTTTTTGAATACATTGACGATCTGAAGTACGTCACTGAGTTCATGAACTTTGGCCTTGGGAAATACACCATTTCTTCAGTTCGCTACGCGGAAACCAACCTCGGCTCTCTGCCAGGGGCGACGCACGTTATCTACAATCCAGGTGACGTGATTGGACAAATCATTGAGCCTTACCAGTTCGACGGTCTTGATGGTCAGGAGGTTCCAGGGTTAAACGAGTCAGAAGATACCCCGATAGAGACAGCGACCACAACATCTGTTACCAGTGGCGATTATGCTGGCGGTCAGTTATTAATAGTCATACCAAAAAACACTGATTTCGATTACTTTATGGGGTTGTCTTTACCGCACTCCGTGTCATTAACAATAAATATTACCTACAACTCGACATCCGGGCCAGTTACTGAAAACATTCAGCTTAGTGGCAACATCATTTCAGCTGAGGAAACTGAGACAGGCGTCATTCCTGATATTCAGTATTTCTATAATTTCACCTTCAATAACCTGACAGGCGCAAATCTTGGCAACCTGACAGGCGCAACCATCAACAACACTTATTTTCAGATTGTGGATAATGAGGCGCTCGTTGTTGGCCCATATGTTGGGGCTGTGGAATCAACGCAGGTTTGGGTTCACGTTCAGTCTGAGCTTGGGCCTACCAGTGGTACGGCAGATTATCTGATCAAGGTATGGGCGGTTGATGATAATGGGGATGCCATTCCAGGAACTGAGGAGCAACTCGCAGACAGCATTGATAACCCATTTAATCAGACAACAAAAACCTATTATCGCACGTATAAGTTAACTCCCGCTTATGGGATGGCTAAGTATGCCATCAGCATTGAAAGGACAAACAACTCAAACTCTGGCAACCGCGTAACGTTGCAGGCGGCTCACGCCATCAACATCCGCGAGAATGTGGTTTATCATGATGATACCATTGTTAAAGTGACGGTGAAGGCTACGCTTCAGCCCACATCGGTATCTGAGCGCAAATATAACGCGCTGATCACCCGCTGGACTATCGGATATAACAGAACAACCGGGACAGTCGACTATACGTTAACGCCATCAAGAAGTTTTGCAGATTCAGTGCTGCATAACTGGCTTATTACCGCTGGTCAGCCTGAAAGCACCATTGACATAGGCAGGCTTTATGAAATAGCTGATGCGCTGCCTGATGAGCGTCTTGGGTATTTTGATTACACATTTGACGATGAGGATAAGTCAATTGGTGAGAGAATCCAGACCATCTGTGATGCAGCGCGTGTAACCGTATTTTGGGATGATGGTGTTTTATCTTTTTCAAGAGATGAGCAAAAATCAACGCCTGAAACCGTGTTCAACACCAGAAACACACAGGCTGATGGTTATAAGATGTCTTATGACATGACTTTACCTGGTTCATATGATGGCGTAAGCGTTCAGTACCGCGACCCAAACACCAATAAACAGGCTTACGTTTATTATAAAGTTGGCATTTCTGGTATCGAACCTGGAGAGCCAACTAAGCCAAAAAAATTCGACATGCTATATGTTAGAAACCTGTATCAGGCAACAGATCGGGCCATGCTTGAGTGTAATCGTCTGATGTACTCACGCCGAGGAATGGAGATAAAGGCGCTTGCTGATGGCGAGTGGGTGAACGTTGGCGATATGATTTCCGTTGTCGACATTTATGATTCAGTGCAGCAGACTGGCGTTATCCGCTCAAGGTCTGGAAACGTATTTACTACCAGTGAACAGCTCACGGCGGGAAGCGGTCTATTTGTGGTCATTACCGGCGCCAATGGGAATGTGTCAGAACGTATGGCTTGTACCGTTACTGGATTGAATACATTCGAGTGCGCATTACAATCTGATTTCGAGTTAAACATTTTTGACGGTGTTAATGTTCAGTCAGAGTCAAGATATGCCATCTCCACAGAGGTTGAGCTTGATTCAACGTTATGGACAGTTAGCCAGAAAACTCCAGGTACAGATGGCACAGTGTCGCTCACAGTAACTGAGTACAATGACGCCATGTTCGCCTACACCAACCCTGTTGCGTGATACAATAGGGCAATTAATGATTACGGAGATTGCAGCCAATGGCTACCACCCCAACTAACAAGCCAATCCCTTCTGAAGACCCGCGCGACCTGAAGTTTAACGCTGGGAAGATTGATGAAGAAGTCAACGGAAGTGCTGATTACTACGCCGACCGATTCGGCGTGCAGAGGCTGACAAATACCGGCAGGAATAACCAGTTTCAGGACGCACAGAATCAGAGAGAGTCTGATTTTAATGAGCAAATAACCCAGCAGGCTGATGACTGGCTCAATCAATTCAATCAACAAAATGAAGATTTTCAGCAATTCCTCTTAAACTCTGGTTATCAGTTTTTAGGGGATTATGAAAATGGACCGTATACAATTACAGTTCGCAATCAGATTATTCGTTACCAGAATGAGTTCTGGCGCTTGAATGCGGCTACCAATCCACCATACACAACCACGGGTGTTAATAGTACGTCGTGGGCAGTTGATGTCACCCATTTGGTGAGCGTTGGCGACGCAACACTAAGGCAGGATATATATTCAAATTTAATTTTCAGACGTACAATTCTTCAGTACATGACCAGTGCTGATAAAATATTAATCCAGTCAAGCGTTGGTCAGGAGGTCATTGTAGATTATGCCCTACAAGCTGCTATCAATGATGGTGTTACTTTTCTTGAGTGCCCCCCTGTTCCCGGTATTTATGTTTTTGGGGAAAGCCTGGTTACACTGCCTGTTGGGTTTTCACTCGAAGGCAAATCAAGAAAAATGACCACAACAAATTCAGACGCATCGTTTTATAACGTAGGTACTGTATTTCGTTTATTTAAGGGAGCTCCAACTCTTTTCAAATTAACCGCCCGACATACGTTCAGGCAGATTGTTTTTGATGGTCGGGATAAATCCGTGAGGTTAACGCAAGGTGACGACCAGACTCAATATTGCCGCTTTATTGATTGCGGAATACATCGCTGGAGTGTTGGTATTGGTCAATCGAGTCCTAATGGCTACACAGCCACGTTACTCGTTTCTGGTGGTACAATCTCCAGTAACTATATTGGTGTGAAAAACGTTATTGATTCCGCGTTTTTAGGAGTAGCAATTGGCTCCAATGATAGTCATGGCGTTCAGCTCTTGACTGGTTCGAATAATAACTCATTTGTTGGCGGTAGAAACGAATGGAATGGTGATTGTGCCTATTACGGTTATGGGTGTAAGAGGATACTGATTCAGGGTGATTTGCTGGACCGGTCTGGCAAAAATGCTGTAGCTGCTGTGGCCGGAGCGCAGTTTATCCTTTCTGATGTAGCGGTGCAGCGCTCAGGAAGGTTAGCAACTGAGGGTAGTGTCGATGATGCTCACTATTATATCGAAGGCGATGGCTCTTCTATAATACAAGCCGCAGTTTATACCACCGCAGGTGCAAACGATGATGGCTCAGGGAGAGTCTCCCCAACCTATTTATTAGCCACTGGCGGTGGTGCTTCTAATAGTAAAAGTTTCATCGCTTCAGCATCTAACCTTTCAGGTTACTCTGGAACTTCGTGGCTGCGTTCAGGAGCGGTTAAAACTTTATCAGTAATTGGCTGCGATGGTGTGGAAGATGTGAAGAATTTTGGTCTTCTCCGCATTAGTAATGGGGTGCAATACCTTGGTGAAACGTCATCGCTGTCGTTATCCGGGGCAGGCAACACTGCAACGCTAACTTTCAACACAACGGCACAGGCTTTTCCTCGGTATTCAACTGAGTTGCTTGTTCGTACTCTGGAAATTAGAGCACGTAACAACACATCTACAGGCTCTGTTGCATACTACTCTGTTAACCTGGTTATTTCTCGGGAACAGGCGGCAGCTGATATAGCAGTAGATACAGCTTCTGTTAGAACTTTTGCCACTCGTAGTGGCGGAACGTGGGGGATCGCTTCTGCTTCTCCGACCGGTGTTTCTCTGGCTTTTGCTATCTCTGAGGATGGTGCTACACTAACCGTCACATTAACGGCTATTGACTCTGCAAGCCGAAATATTAGCGCAAGATTAAGGGCATAATATGGAAAATGAAACTAACGGTGCGTTTGATATCTGGTACAAGGAAGTATGTACACTGGTGGCACAAGATGGAAAGTGTGCTCCATATAAAATGGCGTGGTATGAATTTTATGAGCGTGGGTTGACACCAATACAAGCAACAGAAGATGAATTTGCACCAACTGAATACGTTGAATAATTAAATATCGTCATGGTAGTAACGTGCATCAATTAGGATGCACGTTATTTTTAATTAAACAACTCAAAACGGAATATCATCATCCATCGGCGGCTCGTTTGCCGGTGGTTTTGACGTGTTTGATGTTTGCTGAGGTTTACCCCATCCTGATTGCTGATTACTTCCTGACTGTTGCCGCTGCTGTGATTGTTGGTTTCCATTATCACTTGATTTGCCACCAATCATTTGCATAACGCCGTTCATAGGCTGCAAGACGATTTCAGTAGTGTATTTTTCAACACCGCTTTGATCTGTCCATTTGCGAGTGCGTAATTTACCTTCTACATACACCTGAGAGCCTTTGCGCAGGTATTCGCCAGCTACCTCTGCCAGCTTTCCGAAGATAACCACGCGATGCCATTCTGTCTGCTCTTTCTTTTCACCTGTGGCCTTGTCATTCCACTGTTCTGATGTTGCCAGAGACAGATTGCACACAGCGCCGCCAGATGGCATATATTTAACTTCCGGGTCTTGGCCGAGTGTGCCCAAAATGATTACTTTGTTGATTCCGCGAGATGCCATAATTTACCCTTAAAAGTTTTCGATGTTCTGCTGAGATGTTGATGGCTTCTCTTCGGTTGCAGCTGGCGCAGGCGCTTCTGCTTTCTGGAGTTTGGCCGGGTTGAAATCGTCCTGCGGCGTGATAGTTACAGCTGCTGGAGATTCATCATTAATGAATGATTCAATGCGCTCATATTCTTCTGCTGATGCCTTCAATGTAGGCCAGATTGCACGAATTTTTGCTTTCACTGAATCAGGCAAGTTAACTGCCTCGGCAGTTAACGCAGCAACGCCTTTTGACGCCGTCATTTGAAGTTTAGAGCGCCAGTGCTCAAACTCTTCGTCTACCTTGACTCCTGAATCCACCCATTTAATTAAACCTCGCCCATGAGCCTCGCCTAAATA